ATATCAATTATATCTCCACAGGCTTCATCTATGGTATCATATGCTTGACAAATCTTCTCTTTTACATTATTATCAAGGTGTATGTTATCGGTATCTTTTGATACCTCCGAGCTTGTACCTGTTGCTACAGTTGCAGACTCGTTTTTTGTGTTGTTTGCTATGTATTCTGAAAATTTTATGACACATTTTTCAAAGTCTGCTCCTAAATCTCTAAACGGGCAGGTTTGGCAACTCTTTGCTGTGCAGCAAAGTGCCGCCTCTACGACTTCTTCGTCCGTGAATTTTTTACTCATTTTCAATCTCCTTTGAAAAACTCTCTCGGTTCAAACCATTTATCTTCAATGATATTTCCTATTCCGACAACTAATCTATCTTCCTGTTTTACTCTAGCATAATGACCTTTTATGTCTTCCCATTTTGCAACGCCCACAACGTCCATAATTCTTGTAAGTGCTTCAAGTCCCTTTTCAGAACCTTCAAACGATGTTCCATTGAAAAAAGCTAAGTTGTAACCACCAAAATTAGCTCCCCAGCCTGAGCCTTTAAGAGTTATAGAAAAGGTAAGGCAACAATGATCGTTTATTTCCAATGACACATCGGTTATTTGAGCGTTTTCATAAATAGTGTCAGTGTTGCTTTCTGCCGAAGGTATATTTTTTATTACAGGTTTAGACTCATTTTCTTTTATGTAATTGGCAAAGATAAGTTCACAATTTAATTTATTAAGACGAAACGGACAATTCTCACAAATGCCTCCTGTTTCTGTGCAGTGCTTTACTGCTTTCAAAATCTCCTCTTTTGTCATCATATTCTACCTCTTTCTATAAATAAAACTAAATTTTTATTTGTCGTTGTTTTCTTTGTGCGGTTTTCCGATAAACGCTTCCATCATTCTTTCCCTATCTTCTCTTTCGTGTATTACTCCAATAAACTTTTCGTAACATTGATTGCAAATATCAAGTTCAGCCCATTCAGATGCTTCATAACGACCTTTCCAAGTCCAAACTCCACTAAGTTTTTTAACCTTAAAATGCTGATCGGCTTCATTACTTCTGCATACATCACAAATACATTTATATATTGGTTTCACCTTCTCTCAATAAAAGAAAACTTTTATATTACTCATTCTTATCTTTTTTGCCTAGCAACCACTCAATCGAGGTCGGCTTTTTGTCTTCCCAAGAACAAAGATTGTTTAATACCTTTGTTATGTTGTTGACACTAATTGAATGTATTCCACCATACCATATTGCTTCTGCTTTGCAGGGGCGTGTTTCGTAAGCTACTAAAGCATTACGAATATCGTCACAAGCTAAATATCTATAACCCAACAAATAAAGTCCTTCCAAAACAGTTCTCTGTTCATCTGTTATTTTTGGTTTGCTTGGTTTATTTACCACATCACCAACGATTGTGCCTTTTACTGTAGGCTCATCGGTTGTAAATCTTGGGTTTGATATCCTTATGACAGTTTCGCCAGTCTTTCTTTCGGTTTCAATAGTGATTGTCTGCTTAAAATTATCAGCATCTGAGTCCATGTGTTCAAGTGAATTTTGAAATATCCAAGTATAAATTCGACCTTGGTCAATTTTTACATGATATTTAATAGAATTATCTACAAGCTTAGTGCCAACAATTGTTCCTGTAAAATCTGTGATTTTTACTCTGTCGCCTACTTTAAATTTTTGTTCAGCCATTTAACGTACTCCCTTTCTGTCACTTTATTATTAACGTTTTTCTTTTCCATACGGAACGTGTATAAAATCAAAGACATCTCCCATACCCAAGCCACCTTGATCTTTTGGTCTAATACAATAATCCCATATTTGAGGGTGAGTGATTTTCATACGCTCAAATCGATTGGGACTTTTCTCCAAATGACAGCCAAATCCACAAAACATACAACCTGTTCTTTTCTCTCCTGTTGTTGTGTACCCCCCCTCATCAGTTTTTACAACTTTGCCATATACAGAAGCTATTTGTAAATTATTCTTAATTATGTATTCAAGAACATCATTTTCAGTCCAAAATGATATTGGTTTAGATATTGGTCTAAGTGCTTCAAAAGCATTGCAACCAGTTCTAACCCATTCTTTTTTTCGCATACCACTTTCGTAAGCCATTGTTCCTAAAATAGCCTTTTTTCCACTTTGTTTTTCATAGTCCTTACAAGGCTTCTTCTTCATTATGTCGCAACATTGTTCAGAAATAGGAATATCACTATCTGCCAGCCTTTTATATCTAGATAAATTATATCTCGGTGTATATTTATCTTTAATCGCATCAAAATTATAAATCTTACACCAACGTGTATACGAGCCTTTTCTTGCGTAACGAATAATGTTTGCTACCTCTTTACTAATCAGAGGATAACCATATGTATCTATTATTTGCCGAAAATTCATATTCGGCTTTAGCCAAGTAACGTTATCAAACGTTTTAACAAAAGCCCTAAGTTCAGGATATTCAAGACCTGTATCAACAAACACAGCTTCAACATCAGGAAACAAATTTCTTACAATATGTAAAAGAACTGTACTGTCCTTCCCACCCGAAAATGAGATATACACTTGTCCATTCCAATAATTATACCATTCAAGAATACGACTTTGAGTTATTAGAACTTTTCTTTCTAAAGGTAATGCTTGCAACTCCTTTAAACGTTGAGTATCATGAACTTTATTATCATCTGAATATTTATCATTATTCAATCTGTATTGTTGCCTCCTTTTATAAATAAAATCAACTTTTTATAAGTTGCTCTATAACGTTCTTAATATCTTCAAATATTTCTTTGGTTGTCCATTTCTTGCCACAGTAACAAATACCAAAAATATAGTCATAACCAACAGTAGAGAAACTCCAACCAATATAATGACCCTTATTAGGATTTTTAATAGGAACAAATGGAAGTCCTGTATATGTGTTAAAATTAATTCCACCATGACAAGCAATATCATAAAATTCATTTTGGTTACTAGCATTATACAACTTATGCCCCTCTGGAATTTCTATATATGCACAAGGGTGAGTGCCGTAAGAAACTATAACATAATGAAAACCCTTGTAAATGCCTTCATCAAGCATATCAATAACCTTTTGTTCATTCTCTACAGAACCTTTATATATCATTTCTTTCATAGTATTTCCTCCTATCTCTTGTACTTCACAAAGTCTTTTATTTTGTAAAGCCATTTCTTAATTGCCTTTAGCACTCTTTAACCACCTTTCAACATATTAATTTTACTATGCTACTTTTGAGACTATATTTATAGTATACTACTACTTTTGAGATATGTCAAGTATACAAAATGTACAAATCTATACCATAAAAACTATATATTATTGTACAACAAACTCAACCAAGTGTTTCTTTGCGAAGCCTGCATTTTCAAGCACCTCTGAAAGGCACTAGGCTCGGCAATCAATGCACATTTAGTTTTGGCTCTGGTAATCGCAGTATACAGCATACAGCGGTCAAGCAGTTTATAATGGGTATTGTCGATCAGTACGATAACATTCTTAAAACCGCTACCTTGCGTTAAATGGCAAGTCAGACAGTAAGCCAACTCAATACTACTTAAATCATTTTGTAAGAAATCAATTTCCTTGTCGGCAAATTTAATTGTAACAACATTCTGCTTCTTGCCGTCTTTAATTGTCTGTTCAATTTTTGTAATATAACCCATTTCACCATTGAAAACATTTCTATCATAGTCATTCGTTCTTTGAATAACTTTCGACCCAAGACGAAATGTCTTATTACCATACCTGATCTCAGGTGCAGTATCAGGTGGAATTATCATATCTTGCAAGATAGAGTTGATTTCAAAAGAGCTATTTATCCTGTCCTTTTTACAAGGTGTCAAAATAATCGTTTCATCATAGCCGTCTTTCTTAGCTGCCATTGTATACAATTTAATAGCCAATTCACGCATACCTTCACGGCTCTCTCTAAACATATAGGTCATGTCTTGTAGTTCGCCAGTAACAACTTTCAGTTTCGGTTCAGGCAATGGGTTTTCTCCATTTCTAATTTTAACTGAGTCCGAAATAATACCTGACTTTTGAGCCTGTCTTAAAATCTTAGTCAGTTTACAACAAGTAAACGCATTACAATTAAGCAAATCATGAAAGATATTGCCACAGCCTATTGGTGGTAACTGACCGTCATCACCTACAATAATTACTTTTGCACCCTCTTTTATAGCAGAAACCAAGCTATAAAATAATGACGAATTAACCATTGAAGCTTCATCAAGTACGATAATATCGCTAGGCAATCTGTTGTCAGAGTTATAAACAAAACCTATCTTGTTAAAACCAAGCAATCTGTGGATTGTACTTGCGAATAAACCTGTTGCCTCGGTTATCCTAATCGCAGCTTTAGCAGACAAAGCACAAGCTGATATAGAATATCTTTTATATATCTTTGTAAGTCCTCTTAAAATTGAGCTTTTACCTGTTCCTGCTCTACCTGTTATAAGCACTACAGGGCTGTTGCAAGCCTTATATATCTCTTGTTTTTGTTCGTCTGTATAGCAAAAACCTTGTTCTCTTTCTGCTTCCGAGATACCATTTTCGATGTTAATTTTATAGTCTGTTTCTTGTTCATTGAGATTTTTTAGAATATCCAAAATAGATATTTCAGTTTTATATTGGCGTAATAGTCCTACCTTATTTTCTTCAAAATGTAGAAATATCTCATGTTGTTTTTGTGTGGATTTAAAATTCTCGTATATTTCGTAACAATCGTTTATGTTATCTCTTACCGCATTATCCAATACTGACTCTAGCACATATGAATGACCGTCATTGTTTCCAACACTCTCAAGATAATACTTGATAAATGCCACAACTCTTTTGGTTGATATCCTGATATCTAGATTTAACTTCAACGCCAAATCATCGACTCTCTTAAAACCCAAACCACGAATTTCTGTCATGATGTAAGGATTGTCAAGTAACTTTTCCTTCAATAATTGAGGGTTAGGTTCATTAGAGATCAATTTACTTATCATGGCATATGTTACACCCAACGGCTGAAGCATAATAAGGATATCTGAAATAACATAGTTATTCAATATATTATCTTTTATCCTATTCCAACTCTTTTCGCCCATACCCTTGATTTTTGTAAAATCAATTTCTCTATTATGAATAACATCATCAATTACATTTGGGTAGACAGCTAAAATGTTTTTTGCTTGCAGTTCTGTGACCTGAGTTTTCAAATATGCTATTTGTTGTTCTTCTGTCTTAGGCACATTTGCAGTAATGGAGATTGGAGTATACTGATACGAGTTATATTTACTATTAAAAGAGCAAGTAACCTCAGCATTGTACTCGACACCGATTGTTAAGCGTTGCATTTTACCTGCCAATGTGCTACCTTTTAACTGCCTTGGGTTGTCGCCAAAGGGATCGTCATAACAATCATAAAAATATGGAATGTCATTAGAAGTTGTTGTGAATGTGTACACTCCCCAATTACTATTTTCGTTATAAAATCGCTCCTGTTGAGGAATGATTTTAAACTTAAATGTTTTTTCTGCCATGTCTTTTCTTCCTTTCTGAAAGCCATTCAACATATGGTCGCATAGCCTGTATTGTAACTTTATCTTCATCTGTTTTTCTGCATTTAATAGCAACCTGAGAGCCTTTCTTGACTAAATCTTCATACTGTACAAGTTGACTATTCCAAAGAACTCCCTCTATAATACCGAAGGTGGAGTAAATATTCACAAAAGCAAATGGTTTTTTATTTCTGTCCTTTTTCTTTTGTACTCTGGAAATAACACCTACAACAACGCAATCATTATCATTCTCAACGGTTTCAAAGGTTGTTGTTAGATAGGGGAGTGCTTCTTCAAATGGGTTATTATGTATAAATATCTGTAATGCTTCAAACTCCCAAAAATCAGCGTTTTCAAGATATTTGTTATTGGTTAAAAGAAATTGTTTCAACCTATCTTCTTGCTGTAGGTCAAACTTTTCTTTCTTTTTCTGGTTTACAAGAGTGAGTAACAGATCTTTGTCATAGTCATACTTGCCGTTGCCGATACGATATTTTTCAATATCAATATCATAGTCAATAATAAGCTTGTTATATGTTGGCAACTTAGACAATTCTTTATATTCTAATGGTTTATACAATGACTTCAAATATTTCAATAGGCAATTCTTTTTATCTTTCGTAGGTATTGCACCTGACTTCATTAAGTTAATAATCTGAGTTTTTGTCAGTGTTGTTCTTGACAGCAAATCTTGAAGGTTTTTATACTTACCATTCTTCTCACGCTCAGCAACAATCTCTTGGGCTATTCGTTCACCAATGCCTGTAATCGCAGAAAAACCAAACATAACATTATTATCGTAAATAGAAAAATCGACTTGCGATTTATTAATATGAGGTGGCAAAACAGTTACTCCAAACTGTTTAGAGTCTACAATGTATTTATTTACCATACCCGCCTTATCTTTGTTCAAATTAAATAGTGCTTTGAAAAAATAAACAGGGTAATTTATTTTTAAATAAGCAGTTTGAAAGCATAGAACAGCGTAGCTATAACTATGTGATTTGTTGAACAGATAACCACCTTTAGTTTTCAATTCTTCACTAATCGTTTTGGCAATTTCATGAGAATATCCATTGTCAATAATTTCTTGGTACAGCTTTTCTGACTCTTGCTTAACAAGTTCAATATTCTTTTTGCCTATCGCCTTGCGGAATAAGTCAGCTCCACCATAGCTTCTGCCACCAAAAGTTCTTACAATATCCAAAAGTTGTTCCTGATAGATCATGCAGCCGTAAGTGCTTTCCAAAATAGGCTTCATGTCGGGGTGTATATAGGTAACAAGTGAAGGATCATGCTTACATTTGATAAACTCCTCCAAAGCTCCCATTGAATCAGGTCTATACAATGCCAAAACAGCCGACAAATCTTCCATATTAGTTGCTTGTAGTCTGAGCAACAAGTCTTTCATACCTGCACTTTCTACCTGAAACACACCATTCGTCAATGCTTTGTTTAACAGTTCAAATGGACTTCTATCATTTTCAAATTTGGGGTTGTTGATATTTATATCATATTCAGATAAGTGCAAGTCATTTTGAATTTCCTGTACCATTTTTAAGGTCTGAACACCAAGAATATCAAACTTAATAATGCCTATTTGTTCGACAAGCCTTTTATCAACCTGAATGACGTGTTCACCGTCAGAGCCTAGTTTCATTGCCATATAGTCGCTAATGTCAGTATCAACGATACCGACACCACCTGCGTGGCAACTAACTGTTTTAACTCTACCACTCAACTTGCCTGCTATGTCAAGCAACTCACTGTACTCAGGGTGTTCAGATAAGTAGTTTATGTTGTTGTTAATACACTCTTGGAATGTATTGTACGAAAACTTTTTGGACAGTTTATCCATTTCATTATATTTAAAACCTAGTATTTTACCAACATCTTTTATGGCTACAATAGGTGTTATATATGAGAAATTTATAATCTGACAAACACGATTTTCACCATATTTGTCAATCAGGTAATTTATTACTGTAGGTCTGTCTGAAACATCGATGTCCAACTTTACTACATTACATTTCTGCAATGAATAGACTATATCTTCACCATGCGTATTACAGTTCTAATAATACGTTTAGGCGTGTGGCACTTCGAGTCAAGAATTTCACTTGACCCTACGCTCCATTGAGCTAGTCGTTTGACGTTTTGTACTTATAATTTGACAAAGTGCTATACCTTTTATTAAATCATAAAATACAACTTCGCACAGGATTGTCATATCGTCAGACAGAACGACTTAGATATTCCCTGTTAGCTAATTAACACACCGCCATTTCCTGCGGCTACAATTATAATAATTGTTTAATTAACACCCTATATTTTATAGGTTCACCACACTTAACACATATGGTTTCCCATATGCTCGACCGAAAATCAATCTGGCATTGAAACTCTCTCAGGATTGAGGAACAATTTGTTATTAACCATAGGCTCTTTATCCTATGCTCTGGAGGTTTCCCTCATTTTCATCTGTTGGTTACTTCCAACCCAGTTTAGACTATATTTTTCAAACTTTTGTCTTTATCGCATATGTATCTATGCGAATTTTTGCTTTTTATAATTTATATAAATTTGTGCATCTTTATAAATAAAATCAAAAAAGTATCTGATGTCACGTTGTCTGTTAATACAAACGTAGTATGTTTTTATTTCATTGTTTTTGCGTCTTGAGTCCAGAACAACTGTAGGAGTCAGCCCAATATAATTTAAAATATTAACCAAACCATCAACAAATTTTTCAGAAGCACAGGTTATTGTTATTTTTTGATATTTTTTGTTGTTCGCTTTGTTCGTATTATTAAAAATACACCCATCGCCATCAAAGACACCTCTTAAAAATGACGAAATATATGGCAAGGGTATATTCGGAAATTGCTTGTTACTACTGTTCTTGGGTGTTAAAGACATCTTTTTTAATTCATTTATTGTTTCCAAATTAGTATTTATAATTGTATAAGAGCAATGGGCATTTTTACAATTCTTTGGCTGATATTCATATATTTTGCGTTTCACCACATCACAAAAATAAGGGTATAAATATTCTATAACTTCTTTTTGCGTTAGCGACAAAGTAACTCTTGTTTCAAGCACATCTAAATTGCCATCAGTGAAAATAAGTCCAAGTAAATAATATAAAATATCCTTATCTTTTATTTCAAAAATATTTGGATCATGTGCCATTTGTCTATATGAAGTAGCACAGCCATGACAACAAAATTTATTTTTTTTACTAATTTGTTTTGATGTAAGACACCTGCCACATTTTAGGCATTTGGGTTCTTCGTTTTGTAAAGTCTCTTTTCTTTTTAATTGTTCTATCTTCATCATTCCTTTTCTAATGATAAAGACAAAAGTTTTTATTCCGTCTTCGTGGGAAATTATTGGCTCTAAAGTCTCATTTCCTAGTCGTTACACACTTTCTTTTATCACTAAAAGATTTGGCTCGGTATTCCCTTTATCTCACCTAGTTATAGGTTTAGGGTTTCTTAGTCAGCTTATTCGTCTATGGTCTTGTCTCATTATCGGTTTGCTCTCAATGAGAAGTCTTAGTTTGCTGATACCGAATTAACGGAATTTAACGAGTGCAACCTATCTACGCTCAAAAATCAATCCATATTTAATAGGGTTTAGGTCAGTTATACCTATTGTATAGCATACAAGACTTCCTGCTCCAGAGCCACGTCCTGAACCTATTTTAACCCCATGAGTTTTCGCATAATTTATAAAGTCCCATACAATAATGAAATAACCGTCAAAATTCATTTGATGAATAATTCCCATTTCATAGTCTAGTCGGTCTTTCATTATCTTCTGTTCTTCTTTAGAAAGCTTGTCAAAATTTCTAGTTTTCCACCCCTCGTCAATAAGATGTAAAAGAAATTCATTATTAGACTTATATCCACTTGGCAGGGGATATGTCGGTAACTGTGGGTCTTGAAAAGGCATATGTACTTCTTCTATCATATCAGCTAAAGCATTAGTCTGATTTAAACCTTTTGTAGCATTATTTACCCCAATTTGTTTATCCATAGTTGTATGAATTTCTTCTTCGCTTTGCAGATAACAGCCTTCGTAGCTTTCAGACATTGTTTCAGTGTCGTGGGCTATCTGAACGTGCCTACCCTGATAATATAAATCTTCCTTTGTGGCTGCGTGGCTATCTGTAGTAATTATGTATGGAGTGTTTGTTACCTCAGATAGTTTCAAGATCTTTTTATTGTAATTAGTTTGTTCTTCTGATTTGTGAGATTGCATTTCCAAATAGAAATTAGGAAATAACGATTTGTATTCTTCGATATATTTAACACAAATATTAAAATCACTTTCTTTAGCTAATTTTGAAGCCAAACAAGCAGAACAAATAATTAAATCTTCTGCATACGGAGCAATATCTGAAATCTGCACTCTAGGCTTAAAATAAAAATTTTCAAGATTTGACTTAGTGATAATTTTATTTAAAGCCTTTCTGCCATTCTCATTTTGTGCGAGAGCGATAAGATGAAAATACTTATTGTTCTTATCTTTTACAGCCGTATCGAAACATTCATACAGCTCTACGCCATATATTAATTTAATATCAGGATATTCTTTAGATAGTTGATCGAAATATATCCATGAATATTGGTTGCCATGTTCCGTAACTGCATATGCTTTAATACCGACTTTTCGGCATTGTTCAAGCATTTCTTTTGGTGTACCATAGCCGTCCAATAACGAGTACATTGTATGGTTATGTAAAGAACTGTACATTACCTTTCAACCTCCTCATATTTCAAAATAACTATTTGTGGGGTAATTACCCCCTTATATTCAGAAACATTTAATTGACATAGAGCGTTAATACAAATTTCATCATCATATCCGTTCAAAAAGTCTAATACTTTATCGTCACTAGGATTACAGAACTTAATTATTGCAATGTTATCGTCAGTAATAAACTTCCATGTATCTTCATTTTTACCCATGACAACGCCTTGGTTATGCTCCAAAACTATATTATTAATGACAAACAAAGGCTCTTTAATTCCTGTGCCGTAACAATTCTCCAATGATGTAACATCGGAAATCATTCCAATATTAAATTCGTCATAATCAAAACAAAAATCTATTGGCAAAGGATTGTCTGAATTAATATTCTTATTTAAAACTTTAATTGCTTCAGCCACGTTCTCAGCTTTTATCTCAAAACCGAAAGCATTTGCGTGACCCTGACACCAATTAAACAGACCTGTTTTAAGTAGTTCAGCCTTTAAGTCTGGCACATAACTGTTGTCAAAATTTCTTGCAGACCCTCTATATACATTATTTTCTTCGTCTTTGCGGAGTATTAGGCAAGGTTTTTTCGCATAACTAGCCATTTTCATGGCTATTAATCCAGAAAATACACTTGGGATATTGTTACCTTTTAAGAATAAAACTGTATTTTTGTCATTAGTTACGCTTTTCCTTAACGCAGGAAGTAACTTTTTCACTTGATTATCCTGTCTTGATTTAGCGTTTTTACAGAGTCTTACGGCTCTTTGATAAATATTTTCTTTTGTATTTTCAGTTTCGCCACGTTTTTTATATTCAAATTCTTCGTCCTGTTCAATAAACGCTCTGAAAAGTAAGTCCTTTTCTTCCATATCACCAACTCTACACATTGCGTTTATCAGGGAAGTAATGCAAAATGCAATAGTATGAGGATTAATTTTGCCTTTCATGGAATAATTTTGAGCATTAATAAATTCTTCAAAGCATTTATTTGTGACGTTATAAAGACCTTTATCAATCAGCCTTTTTGTTTCAAAAGAACGTAAATCCATAATGTCAGAAATATTAGCTAGTGCCACAAGGTCAAGGTAATCATCGGCATAATCATTCCAGTAGCAATCATCGAGTGCTTGTAGAAATTTATATACAATTCCTGCACCGCATAATTCTTTATTAGAGTATTCTGAACTACACTGATTGTTTACTATAACCGCATATGGGTTTGTTCTTTCAATATCATGGTGATCGAGAACAAGTATATCAACACCCTGTTCTGTCAACTGCTTGCATTGTTCAGTATCATTACTTCCTGCATCGGGAATAATCAACAAGTTTGTGCTTTCAGGCATTTCTATCTCAGAAGAAATACCATGTTGCTTTCCAGAATGTATCAGATATGTAATATCAATTTCTTTGTTAAGCCTTTTCAAATAAGAATACATCATAGCAGCACTGCACTGACCGTCAACATCGCAATCAACAATAATCGCTATTTTACTATTGCTTTTAATGTGTTTATCTAACATTTGAACCGCTTCATTAATATTGTCAAGATTATCATAAGAAATTAATACATCATCGGTTAAATGAGTGTATTCACTAACGTTAGTTATTCCTCTATTAGTAAAAATAGATATTGGAATATGGTAATAATCATTATTGCCTATTATTTTATAATTCATGTTTCGTTGTTTCACTTCCCATTCTTTATAACTTGCGTATATTTGGCAATTAACTGTTTAAACTTATCGGGATTATCTGTTGGGCTTTCTTTTTCTTCCAGTAAATTTTCAGTATCAACAATAGCACTGATTTGAATACAATCCAGAAATTTGTCCGCTATATCGTTTAACTCGTCTATGGTTACATCTTTATCAAAGCAAAATATAATATGAGAACTCAGTCTTGTCAGCATATTTATTTGATATTGGCTTATTTTCTTACCGCAAGTTGCTACGCAATTTTTTATTCCCATGTTCCAAAGTTGCATAACACCTTTTTCAGCTTCAACCACATAAACGTAGCCTGTCCGAGCTATATATTTTTCGGATAAATAAAGTCCATATAATAGTCTAGCTCTGTTACAACGCTCCAAATATATATACTTAACTCTTTGTTCTTCTTCTGTCATTTCTTCTTGCTTTAAAAATAGTCTACCCTTAACACCGACCAATGTCCCCATTTCATCTCTTACAGGAATTGTAATTCGATTGGAAACATCGTCATAACCTATTTCAAACAGCATTTGAGTATCATATGAGATATTATCTTTCAAGAAATAATCATTAACGGCAGGGAAGTAGTACGATAGAACATTTTCCTTAATTGGCTTTAAAGGTTGCATTTCTTCGTAATTAGACTCATCATCTGCCATTTCAGATATAAATTTTGTGAACTTTAGACTTTCGGGCAAATCGTTATATTCGTCTTTATAATAGTCAATACCGCACCAATTACAAACTTTGCGAACAGCTTCATAAAACGTACAACTACAAAAAAATTGCACAAGGTCAAAAATATCTATCTGATCCAAGCCTGAACTACTATGTATTTCTCGTGTGTAGTCAACAGTTAAAAGACCTTCATTGAGATAAACGGTGATCGCCCCTTGATTATCTCCATCAGGATTGCCACACTGAACATAACCTACTTTGCAGGAAATATGGTGACAACCTATTTCGTCAAGTATGACAGGAACATAATTGTTCTCTAGTATCTTTTCTTTGAGGACAGAAATATCCATTTTATCCTCACTTTCTTCTTAATTCTCCGACTTCATACCAAGTGTTTAGATCCAAGTCAACTTCAAATACAACTTTCTTTTTACAACCAAATCTATTTTTGTCTACATTGCCCACATAATACCTCTTGCCAACTTTAAGTTCACATTCAACATCTTTGCCCCATTCAGCATCATGCTGAACATAGCGATATTTATGAAAATCTCCAACAGATATTTCTTTAAACAGTGTCATCGTCCATATAATATGCTTTAGCTGTTTTGCATTAGCAATATTATTAGAATTAAGCTCGTCAGGTTTACAAAACTCCGTATCGTCTGTAAGCTGAATTGAAAGATAGCCAAACATATTCAACTGCTTTGCTAAATCAGTGAGCTTTGTTACTGTTGCTTTTAAAGCCGCCCAATCTCCTGTAGCTTGCGTGTCTTGCTTGCAAGTATCGTAGAAGAAGTATTTTGCACCATGAGTTAGATTAGCTTTCCGTATTTCAAATTCAAGCGTTTTATCGTCATAACCGCCAGCCATATCCTTAACGAGAATAAGCTCATTAGTTTCAGCCTCAATCCATTCAGCAATTTTCATTATTTTTACATATTCCTCTGAATTTTCAGCGACCCTTTGAATGTACTCTTGTAAAGTTTCTGTTGACTCTCCCCAATCGTCTGTTTTCTGATATATGTATTCACCTGATTGATCCTTGTACAAACCAAGTGTTAGTTCCTTTTCAGGCTTTTTCAACTTTATGCCGTGTAACTTTTGAAACTCAGCATTGTTTATACACGTTGTAATTAAACACTTTCTGAGATCGTCAACGCCCATTTCATTAAGCATGACAAACACTCTTTCGTGCTTTACAAGCGTTAAATATGCAATGATTTTTGTCATAAATCGTGATTTTCCTGCATTGGAAAGCATACCAATAGCCATTGTCGAGCCTAGTTTACAGCCCCTAAATATATCATTTAGGATAGGAAAGGGAAGTGATACACCCAAATCAGGTTTTTCCATACACGCAATAAGCGATTGCTTAATATGACTATTCAGAATTTCGGCTTCTTGATTTGTCAAGATCACCGTATGTATTCTATCTGCTTTACCTCTAATTAATCTGTATATATCTGAAGCCGTAAACTGTTCAAACTTCTTATGCTCTACAATTTTTGTAATATCAAAGCCATTCCTTTGATACTCTCTTAACAAAGAATACTTTTTAATGATTTCCTGATACTTACCAATATCATCAGTTATAGCAATTTTCATCCAACTGTCAAGAGTTTTCCAACCGCCATACTTTTTATACAAAGAAAGTCTCTCAGGCTCTTCTGAAAAATAAGTTAAAATAGTAGTTTTATTGAATGTTTGTGTTCTTGTTTTGTAGATTATTTCAGCTGAATCGTAAAAAAAACGTGTAACTTCATCTGAAAAATCGTATTTACTACGGATATATTGTCCGTAATTTACCAGCAAATCAGGCTGTTTATAAATACAACCCACAAATAGAACTTCGGTAGGAACGTTTGTTATAATATCCATGTTTGTCACCTACCTAAATTTCATCAATGATGCTGTCAATATCAAGGCTATCATTGTTTTTATCACGTTCTTTAGGAGATTTTGATTTTGCCATTTTTTCATAATTTATATTAACTTGTTCTTTGCTTGTACCTGTTTTAGCCAATGCCTGTTCTTCTTTCCATTTCAAATAGCCGTCATATTTAGACAATATAATAGCAAGATCATATGTAATTAACGCTGCACCTTCGATTTTTTTACCTTTACGAGTATTAAACTCATGTACCTTGCGAAGAAATGACATTTTCTTTCGCCACATATCCCATAAATCTTCAACAGGAACAGGTTTATTCAAATTCTTATAAGTGCCTTTATATACCTTATCAAGATTTATAAAAAAATATTTTGGCAAGAATGAAATATCATATTGTTTATATAACCAATCTGTAAACTGTATTCTTGTTTTTTTATCCTGCTTGTCTTTCTCTAACTGTTCTTTCGTTCTTCTTTTTGCCAAGTATTTCACCGCCTTAATCAAAATAACTAAATAAAGACAAGTGAGGGAATAACCCTCACTGCTTCATTTATAAAAATTAAATCTTAGAAATAACTTCAAGAACCCTTTCAAGAGTTTTGACATCGGTGATTTTCTTCATTTCTGTTGGTTTAATAGGCAGATCTTCTGCTGAAAGAGCTTCCTTTGCCTTTGTTTTACCGACAGGATTAAGACTTTTCATAACGGCTGAAATCTTATCAAGAAGTTCTGTTGTCTGATTTTCGGCAGAGTTTTCATCAATACTATCAACTGGCTCTCCAACCTTACCCATAACTTCCTTTGTATAAATATCCTGCTCAATATCGACAGCCTTTGTGAGATCATTCTTAACAGAAAACTCTTTTTTGTCCTTTGTTCTGTCAATAATTACCTGCCAATCAACAAGTGACAAATCTTCAACTGTTTCCTTATCGTGTACACCTGTCCTGTCCTTGCTGATGTACGCACAGAAATTGTTATCCTCGTTAATGTACATTCTTACAACAGTTTTAACGTTGTAGTTCATCTGCTTAAAGCCGTCAGGAATTTTTCTGCCTGTTGCAACGCTGGTAATTTTACCATCGTCACCCTTTACGGAAACCTTTTCGTCCGTTTCTCTGGCGGTCACAATAAAGTGCGCTCCGCAGGACATGAGATCAAGTATCAAATCCTGTCCCTTAAAATTAACTGTCTGATAATCTTTAAGTTCAAGTCCTGCACCTTCAATGGCTACAGTTTTTTCAATGCCAGTAAGTTCATTTTTCTTAGCCTTAACAGTGTTTCTCTTCTTAGAGAACTGTACAAGTGCCTGCTTAGTTGTCAGGTTAAGAATAGTTGTACCGTCAACTACAATAGCATCAGCTCTAAATGGCTCACCATCTCCGTCAAGTACAATTTCATCTGTTTCGTTACCCTCATCATCGAGGACATGAAAATCTTCTTTGTTCTTAACCTTATTTATGTATTCTCTTGTTTCACCCAGGGATTGAGTGTACACAATATAAATATTCTCAGTGTTGATACCATCAGCTTCAAGTCCACCGATAAAATCATCAATAGAGCCGTTCTCATTATCTATGTAAAGAACTCTAAACGGCTTGCCGTCAGGTCTTTTAAAATAAGCAAGCTGCAAGGCAAGCGTTGACTTGCCTGTACCTTCTTCTCCAAAAAGTATCATCTGAAGCTTACTCTGTGTCTGTGCTGCTTTTCTTGCTCTAGCCATATTTTTATCTCCTTTTATTTTATCGTTTCGTTATCAATAATGGTTAGTAATAACAATTTACCACTCATCGTCCTCGTCTGTCAGATCATTATCTGAAACAGAACCCCAATCATTATCATCAGAGCCAAAGTCCTTATTTGCGTTTTCGGTAGCCTTTGTCTTTGCGATAGCCTTATCAATAATTTCTTCTGAATAAAGTTCTGTATCTACGCTATCCTTATCAGCTCCAGTAATGAGAAGTATTCTCTTTGTCGGATTGTTCACTCTATCCATAGGGTTGCTTTCGCCCCAACCGTCATCATCATCTTCCTCAATTTCTTCAATATCATGTTCTATCATAATATCACCAAAGACCTTGAGGGCTGTATATGGCTTGAGCTTTCTTAGAGTGCTTGCAAACTTTGATTTACTCTTGTCAATAACGAACTCCGCATCTTCTATAGAATTGTAAGTTACAATCTTTGCAGATACAGTGAAGTTACCCTCGTCATTCTTTTCAATGCCCATGAACACAATAACCTGCTCGAAATTGCCAATGACATTAAAGTCCTCTGCGTCAAAATCTACGTCCTTGCAGAGTGAAATCTGTGACGGAACAAATCTAGTCTGGTGTCTATCCTGATAGGTGGAAAACTCATTCTTTCCTCTGACAAATACGGACATACCGTCCTTTGCGTTGTCTGCTATGTACTTACAAGCATCATATTCGACAAGTATTTTCTTATCATTTCCTTCCTTGCCCATTGAGTCAACCACCTTTGTCAAGCCAAGATTAATTCCAATAGGTCTAAAGTCCTTTTTGTTAAAAGTAAATCTGTCAGCCCACTTTACCTTTTCTGTTGTTGTCGTTCTATCCTTACCCTTGCCCTCGGTCTTAGAGAAGTATACTACGTCTCTTTCCATACCGTTTAGGTTTATATATACAGACTTATTCTTGTCAATTTCAACTCCTACATTAACCATTCTCATTGGCTTGCCTGTAGAGGTTGTCAGTTCTGTATAGAACTTGTCCTTATCACAGCCTGTCAGTTTTCCTCTTATCTGAAAACTACCCTTTGTCTCCTGAAGTCCAAGACCCTTATTATTTTTCTTTTCAGCCATTTTATTTTCTCCTTTTATGTATTTATCAGATTTTGTTGTCAAATAAAATTATCATTTTGTGAACTCAAAATCACACCATCTTATCATGCCCTCTTTCTAAAACACATTAAATTTAGTTTATCTAACGTTAATGGTCTCTATTGCTACTAACATTTCCCTCACATCCTCTTCATCACAACAATCAAAGAAAAGGTCATTGCCATTATCATCGTGCAATCTACAAGAAAAGCTCTCGTTATCTTCGTCAACCTCAAATTCGCAGTTGCTTGAAACGATATCAATACTACACATTGTGGCAAAAATATCTGGGTCAAGAAGATCAGCTCCTCGACAAGTGCCACCAACCTCAGTAGTAAACCAACCCTTATACTTACCGTGTTGTAATGTATATTTAATCTCGTGCCAATTTCTGCCGTCCTTTGGGTTATATGTTTCCATTACTTGCCCTCCTTCATATTTTCAAGTTCTTCATGCAACGCAGTGCCGAAATTATTCAGTGACTCTGCTACCCATGTATCAGCAATGTCATATCTACTAATTAAATTGTATATTGCTTTATTTATATCAGAGTGCGAGAACTGCTTATCACATCTATACTCAGATTTTTCTTTAGGGTTTATTTTAGTATTAAAAAAACGTATCTCTTTATTATCACAACTAGCGTTAGGAAAATATATTCTAGCCAAGGCAAGCAAAGCACCAATATATGCACTATATGTATCATCAGAACAACATTTTGAAGTGCCAACTCTTACTACCTTGCCGTATTCTTTCATTTTCGCAACCGTTGTCTTATCGTGGAAAGTAATCTGAATTTCACGGTCAATATCGGACGATATTTTCTTTAAACAGTTAGCAAAACTGCTATAAATATAAAACATACTATCGCCACCATTTGGCTTAACTGTTTGATACCTAACCATTTTATTATTGTATATATACTCTATTGCTTTAATCCTTATTATGTTTCCAGTTTCGGTCATTCTATCACCGAAACTATCTAAACCAACTCGATAAAGTTCTCCGATTTTAAATTTTCTTTTGTTCATGCTCATTAAACTCCTTTATTTATATCAATCCCTGTAATTTCTTTGAAGATTTCTGCATCAAAATTTGGAAGGGATTTGATGATATTCTTTTCAGGGTCTGACAAGCTATCCCACCAAAGTTGATTACATTCAGATTTATCACATTTTTTCAAATAGCCACCTGTTATCTCATATTCAGGATGCTGTTCTTTTTCTTCATCAGTCATCTCATAAGAATAAATCCATTTAAGAACATTGTACATGATGTTATCTAGTAGTCTTTTTGCTTCTGAATAACGCCAATCTTCAATACTCCAATCAGAAGGCTTATTGAACATTAAAATTTTTGATTCTTTGGTATTAAAGCAACCATTTGAAAAGTTAGTTTTGTTAAAATCTCCACTGTTACAATCACCAGTGTTACAGTTACCACAGTTGTAGTAGCCGCTGTTCCAATTACCACTATTCCAATGACCGCTGTTATAACTACCACCGTTGCAGTTACCACTGTTGTAATCACCAGCATTGTAACCACCAGTATTATGATTGCCACTGTTGTACCAGCCTTCATTATAATTACCAGTATTATAAATACCAGTATTATTAATACCGCTGTTATAATGACCACTATTATTCTTACCAGTATTACGAGTGCCACTATTCCAATGACCACTATTATAGTTGCCACTATTATAGTTGCCAGTGTTACCAAATCCCGTGTTGGCTTTTCCTACATTAATCATTTTCAAAACTTCTTCCCATGAAATTTCACGGACAATTTTGATTTTGTTAGTGCAGTGTTTCTTACCAGTTGCTTCTGTGTCAATTTCGCCAAGGGCTTCGATTTCGGCAATTTTGTTAAGCGGGTCAAAACAATAATAACTAAAGCAATCTTTTAGTTCTGTGCAAAAATGAAAGCCTTTTTCACAACAGGAGGGTATTACATCTTCTTCAAATGTTTTGCCGACTGAATATTGAAAGCCCCTACACGTCCAATCGTGGTTAAAAACTTTATAACCTTTCATTGTTTTACAGCTCCTTTATTTTTTCTATGATAAAATGTGTATTTTAACGCTCTTTTCAGAACGGAATAAAAATTAAAATCTATGTCAACAGCATGGCTGCTGATTACAATATCTATAATTAAACAACAAAAATACTATCCCAATTACCCAAAGAAACTTCTTTACCACAACAAGGACAATAAATACATCTAATATTCATTCGTAAGCCACTCTTTTGAGTGGCTTATTTTTTTGTTTATTCATCGCCACAGACCCATTTTTATAATTCATTGGCTGATTTATTACACGTTGGTTTGAGTTTGAAGAATTTCCAATGTGAACCATAGTCCATTATTGTTTCCGTACCCTCTTACCAATAACACCTATAAGGTTTTACGTTCCTTAATTTGTTATTTGAAATGTAATCATTCATAGCCCGACTACATTCCTGTGAAGTTCTGTAGTTTCCTATGACTCGTTTTTTTTGTACTTTTCTCGTCACACTCTATAAAATTAAGTTTAATCATTTTATCACCACCTTTGTTTTACGTTACTTTATATCTGTAACCTAGAATAAGTTACAAAATATTTTGGTTGGACTAGCTGGATTCGAACCAGCGGAATGAGAGAGTCAAAGTCTCTTGCCTTACCACTTGGCTATAGTCCAATGTTGGTACTGCTTTCACAGTACCTTTTTGTTCACCTACCTTTACATACAGATTAGTTTGTAATTTGTAATCAGTGTAATTTTAATTGATGAACCGTTATTGTTGTCGGCAACCGTAACCGACTTGGTGCAACTTAGGGGATTTGAACCCCTGACCCTTTGATTAAAAGTCAAATGCTCTACCATCTGAGCTAAAGTTGCAAGTGCAGGTATCACACTACATTCCCTTATGGTGAGATAAGCTCTGTACCTGCTATGCCAATTTACTTTGTACAGTATTGGCAAACTGTACTGGTGTCACTGACGAGACTCGAACTCGCATGGATTTTTCCGAGGAATTTTAAGTTCCTTGTGTATACCTATTCCACCACAGTGACACGTCTTATATTAATTCTACCGTGCTACATTTGAGATTATGATTATAGTATACTACTACTTTTGAGATGTGTCAACACATAAAAGCTAAAGTTTACAGAATATTAATAATTATAGATAATAAAAAAACGAGACCTTAATGATCTCGTTTTTGTGCCAAAATTTAGATTTTTGATCTCTTAGAACATTGCTCCAAATATATTTTATATTCTTTCACAATGCCTGGGCGAGTTAAATTATAATCAAGAAAGTCTAATGCTTGGCTCAAATTCCTGCCATTCTTGCCCCCAATATCTTCCGTTCCACACACGTTTAACAAATATTTATGTGCTCTATAAAAAAAGCCCGATTTACTGATAATGTTTAATTTCAAACAGATTCTTGGAACTATAATTGTTCTAATGCCATTAACAACATTAACCGTGCTAGTGCCACTGGATATAGGACGAAATAAATAATCATTTGTGTTATATACTTTTGATATGTTGGCGTTGTTATATGTGGTTACATCTCTCAATTTACCACAGATATTTTGCGGTTCTTTTTTAAAATGCAGTGAATAAATATTATCACACAACTCTTTATGCAGCATATCAGATATGTCCGAAAAATATTCAGAGGACAAATCTATTTTTTGCTTTTTCCCATTCTGCTGTTTTACCCATAGAATTTGCCTATCAATATCATAGTCGCCTTTTTTCATTTTGGATAAAGCGCTTTTTGGAACTCCGACCCATAGTAAGTAACATATTAACTTAACATAACAGGAATACGCACTTACCTCTACCGACCATATGTCTATATCAGGGTTATTCATTACCTTGTCAATAGCGTCATTCAGTTCTTCAATATCAGTGATAAAATTTACTAAAAATTGTATATCTTCAATATCACAATTTACATTTGCAAAACTAAGCCAACTCTTTAGCAACATTTTACTGATCCTAAAACTACCAAGAGTCGAATTATCTTTTAAAAAGTTAGCAATATTATCATGTAGTGTCTTTTCTTCATTGTATTTTTTCAAAAAACTGTTCAAAGTTGATGCTTTTTTCTTTAACGTTGCATCGCTGGTAATATTCGCTTCCTTTTCGATATATTGATGTATCGAAAATTCCAACTCTTCTTTTGTCATAATAAAACCGTCCTTCCGAATATAATACATATAACAAAAAGTAATCTATTGTAGGAAAATATTGTACTAATTATCATATGTATTATACCAAAAGAACGGTTAAAAGTCAAGCTAGTTTTTGATTAGCACTAACATCGTGAGAGGTTAATGCAAGAGAAATACAAATTGCCTGAGAAATTCTTCTCATTTCATTTGGAGTTAAATGACCTAAATAGCTAATTATTTTTGTCTTACTAATCGTAGCAAGTTGTTCGCATAGAACGACGCTTGTTTTAGCCACTCCACTCGTTTTGTTAAGCAGGACATGAGTAGGGAAGTATGTTTTATTTTTTGAGATATTTGATGTTAGCGGTGCAACTATTAAACATGGTGAATATTTATTTCCAATGTTATTTTGCACAACTATTGCTGGACGTACCCCGGCCTGCACAGAACCTCCCACATCAGGAAAGTTTACCAAAATCAAATCTCCTCTTGTTATCTCTCTGTCACATATTTTTGTGTTATTTTCTTTAAAACAAATTTTTTCCATAAACAACGTCCTCCTTTCTTTTTATTTAACGTTTTGTTTTTCTTTTTATTTAACGTTTTGTTGTCGTTGTTTATTTTTTCTTTTTCTATATTATAACCGTACAACTTTTAATATTCATTGTATTTTGATGAATATAATGTTAAATCTATTTTAATATTTCCATTGAGCCTAAATCATTTCCAAACATAGAAATATTCAGTGTTGCTATCTTTTCTCTTTTCTCAAAGTTATTACACAAATTAATAATGATTGGCTCTATGTAGTTTTTTTTGCAAAACATATCTGCGTTAAATTTGCTTAAACACCTATTTTCTTGCAAACTCCACAAGCCAATAAAACATTTTTCATGCAGTTTATCATACATTATATATGGTGTAGCGGCTCGATTATAGTCAACAGCCAAAGTTCCGCAATCGAGTATTTCGCATAGCTTATCTATATTTAACAATTCAAAATACAGATATTGCAAGTTGCTGATCTGACTCTGATTAAGATTACCTAGTGCATATGTGTCGATAAGTAATGTAATCTTATCATTCTCAACGCTTGACCTAGTTTCATCAATATAATCTTCTTTCAGTAATTCCGTAATTTCAACCCACTGCTTTTTCTCTAGTGGAAAGAGTGGCATAGAAGCCACTAAACGCTCAGGAACATATCGACAAGAAATGATTAGAGTGACATCGTGTATTCCTATTATAATAGTATCTCTTGCAATGCTTATAATGGCTGATGAAAAGTCATATTCAAGCCGACCGATCGTCATACAGTAGTCAAGCAGAACTAAATCTTGTGTCCTGTCTAACTCTAAGCATAGAAAACCGTGATCTATCCCACAAATATCTTGTAAATCCTCAAAACCACCCCTATGTTCTTCTTTAATAATTGGATTGTCAGTTAGCTTCAGAGCTGTTCCATATATTTTGTCATTATTTTTGTTGTTTGTAAGTATAAACTCGTTATAGCATTTATTGCATACTAATTTTATTAATTCTTGTAAGACCATTTTTACAACTCCCTTTTAATTTTAATCTTTGTAAAAAGAACATCTGTTCTAATATGCTTATACTATACTATAAAACAAATGTTCTGTCAAGTGATTTATGTCCATTATTTTGTACAGTATATTTTACCACGCAATTAAGGTAAATATTAGTAAAACTAATTCCCACTGCCTTAATTTTATCACCATTCACTGCTTAAATCAATGATAAATTATTCCCAAAAATAAATACACGATTTAACAGCGACAATAGTTTCTTCGGAAGTTCCATACAATTCCGATATAAACTTCTTTTCGGGTTGACGGAAATGAAAAAGACTCTCCATTCTCATTTACCCATATCTCATGTGACCCCTTACCTCTGCGCGAGTATGAAAACCCACGCTCGGCAAGCAGCCTTTTAAATTTGTTTATGTTCATTTGTTTGTTGTTCCTTTCTTTTCTAATTTTGCAAGATTTGAAAACAAAACTTGCATTTTATTTACTTTAGTTTGTTGTATTACACTTTCTCAACATTCTAATAATTCCACTCTGACCCTTTGGCGTTACCATAGGTGTTAGTCCTATCCTGACTTCGCCATTCTGTATGTATGAGCTTTCTTTTAGCTGAAACCATGGCTGAGTGTCTATGTACCTCTGATAAGGCATATTCTTATGACCGTCCCTACAGCCTAACACTTTCTTCTCCCTCAGAAAGTTAAACAACCTTGTTCTGCCTATCTTTATTCCGTTTTTAGTTGCCAACTTTGCCATATCGTTCATTGAAATACAGTCCTCAGAGGTCTGTATGTGGCTCGCAAAGTCCACAAGAGGTTTATCCTGCTCTATCTTGTTATTAAGTTGTCTGATCGTTGATAGATTGAGCCTGAACAATTCTCTCGTCTGAGCATCGGCATTTGGCAGATAGGTATTAATGAACATCTCGTCATTAGCTACATAACCACCTGTCTTGCGTATAGTCGGAAGAACCTCTGATGTAACCCAACGTTTAAATGTTTTAGCCTTTGGCAGCTTGCTTGAAATTACAAGGCTATAAAGTCCACTTTCGTTTACAACAGTCGGGTGCTGAGTTCTGCCCATGAGGTCACGAATCGTTACCCCATCGCCTTGCATTTTATCTTCCTTGTCAACATGATCTGCTAAAGCTTTTTTAGTATTTGTATATCCCAAAATCTCAGCCACATCTTTTCCGACAAACCAAGGCTCTCCGTCCTTAACTATTGTCCTCACTGTTCCAAATTCCTTGTTTGTGAATGTTTTAATTCCGTCCATTTTCTTTGTCCTTTCTGTTCTTAATTTACATTGTTGTTTGAAATTTCCTGCTTGCAAGCATAAAAATACACTATTGTCAAAGAAATAGTTCTTGACAGCAGTGTTTACTCATGATATAATATATTTACCAGAAGTAACACTTGTCAAAACACCATTACTATAAGTAATGTGCTTGTGTACTTTTGTTCACCTGACAACTCTGCTTGACTTTCCACGGACAGCAGAGTTGTTTTTTATTTGCCAACAATAGTTTTAGTTTCGTTTAGCCTTAGTACCAATTCAAACTTGTCATCTACATACATTTTCATGAATGTTTCCAACAAATCGTTCATTTTAATGCCGTTAATAGCACATTTTGACTTGAACTGATTTTGAATTTCGCTGTCTATTGTTGTTGTGAACGGTTTTCTATCCATTATTATTTTCTCACCTGCCTTTTATTATAGTATAATTTATTTTTATATGTTTGTCAACCATATAAAAATAAAAATCTTTCACAAAATTCTAGCGTATTTTTTGTTGAAATACACAATTTTAGTTTCTGAGATATTACACTTAAACCCTAAATCTTGATTTTCAGCCTAAAATATGCTAAAATTTTTTTATTAAAAGTAATTCTAATTAATCTTAGAAATTGGAGGAAATAAAAATGAGCAAAATAAAATTAATTCTTATTGCACTCATGACAACATTAGCATTGTCCTCATGTAATAGTAAAACAACAAGTTCCATATCTGACAGTAATTTCACTACCACTACAACAAGTACAACAACCACCACTCCCACAACAACTTCTCATACTTTGACAACAACTAAACCATCAACTACCACAACCACTTCCAAATCATCAACTACTACCACAACGACTACAACCACAACGACAACTACAACTACAACTACCACGCATGATTATAGTTCTGAAATAAGTGCTTTAGAGCAAGAAAATAATCGCCTACAGAGTGAAATCTCCACCTATCAGAACGAAATAAACAATGAGCAATCTGATATTTCCATCTATGAAATCTACAAATCGGATGCCGAAGATGATGTTGAAGAGGCTAAAATACAGCTTGAAAACGCCAATAAGAAAATGGTTAAAGTTTATGGTGATGGCGGTTGGACTACAGAAGTTGACTCAGAAGCAGTTTCAAAGGCTCAATCTCACTTAGACGATTGCCAAAGAGTTGTTGACGTGTACAATGAACTTATATCAGAAAGTCAAAGTAATATTGATTATTATAACACTTGTATATCCAATAATCAAAGTTCCATTGAAAGCAATAATAGTCTTATAAACGATTATCGTAGCAGATAATCATAAAACAGGAGGTAATACCATGAAGAAAATTTGTTCCATTCTTGTGATTGCAATAGGAATAACACTATTTGTGATAGGTTATACAACAAAAATTCCAAGCAAAAATTTAACCACATTTTCAATTTTGGAAGGTGACAAGTATAGTGCCATTGACGAATATGTTGGCGGTGACGCTTACAACTATATCATAGGAGCTTCACTTGTCAGCGGTAAAATAGCCGCTGCGAAAATTGAGAGAGTAATTTTCATATCCACTGGCTCATTAATTTTCTCCATTGGCATAATTGGTTTTGCATTTTCATTTAAAACCAAAGAAAAGAAACCTAAAGAAAAAAAGGATGTTGGCGAGCAGGGTGACTTGTCACAAACTAACGAATAAATTTTACAAAGTTCCACAAAATAGTATTGACAAAATGGGTATAGTATGCTATACTATAAATGATGAAAGGTAGTTATTTACCATTTCCGCTTACCAATATGCGGGATATAAATGGTTGGGTTGAAAGTTTTCCGCTTACCAATATGCGGGATATAAATGGTTGGGTTGAAAGTTTTAAGCCTTGCCGTTGTGGCAGGGCTTTTAATTTTGGAAGGTGAAAAATAATGGTTGAACATGGCTTTTATATAATTGATGATTTATTCTTTGAGAAATTCAATGACCCTTTTCTAAAAGGAAATAAATCCGAAAATCGTCCTCATTACTATTGCTTTAAAGATACTAATGAAGGACTATATTGGATAATTCCTTTAAGCTCACGCATTAACAAGTATCAAAAGATAATCAACCAACGCTTAAAAGATCATAAGCCATGTGACATATTACATATTTGTACTCTGAGCAATGGAAAGCAAAGTGTATTTTTAATACAAGATATGTTTCCCATTACTCAAAAATATATCAAGCGTAAATATACCATTAACTCCAACCACCTCATTCTTAAAAATCAAAATGAAATACGAATTATTAAACAAAAAGCTGAACGTATTCTTAATCAGATCAATCGAGGTCAACATTGTATTCCAACTTGTGCCGATGTATTATCTATCAAAAAAGAACTGCTGTTAGAACTACAGATAGAAACTCAAACAGCGGACACTCTGACTTGTTGATTTGTGTTTTTTGAATTTGCATAAAATTCCATTCAAAACTTTTTGAAAAGCATTGACAAATTGACAATAGTATGCTATACTATAAATGATGAAAGATTATCTCTATCATCTCTAATTTACGCTTCGCAATGTGCGACACAGAAACATTGTAGATACAATTACGTTTCACAATGTACGGCAAAGTAACATTGTAGTATTCAATTTACGCTTCGCAATGTGCGACACAGAAACATTGTAGTGATGCTGTCATTTTGGTTAATCTGAAGTGACAGCATATTTTTTTGTATTAGGAGTGTCAAAATATGACGGAACATGGTATGTACTTTATTACACCCGACTATTATCAACTTATTCGAGATGTAGGAGGAACTTGGAATGATTGCAAGGAAAGACCCATTGTTTGTTTGATTAAGTCCACCGAAAATTCCAAATTGTATTGGGCAATACCTGTAGGCAAAGTAAATCATCGTGACACTAAAGCTATTAATCGTATTTATTCCTATATAAACAAAGATCCAAGAAATATTGCTTCTTGCTTTTATCACATTGGCAAGATAACCACCAAATCTATTTTCTTTATTAGTGATGCTTTTCCTGTAACAGATGTCTACATAGACAGAATTTATGAGGGCTATGATAAACAACAATATGTCATTGAAAACAATAATCTTCTGTCTGCTCTGAAATATAAGCTCCAAAGAATTTTAAGTTATGAAAATGCTAATCCAAATTTCTTCCGTCAGCATATTACCGATGTTAAAAGAAAACTATTAGACGAAATTAACAATTAAACAAAAGAGGTATTCTTATGTCCGAAATTAAATCAATAACAGACCAAGAAATATTATCATACTGGGATTCAATTAAATCCGTAAGAGGAGTTGCTATTAAACTCGGTATCTCATGGCAAAGAGTTATTAAAAGTCTTTCTAGTTTAGGTATTATAGTTAATAATACTCACGCCAAAATCACTCAATACCACAAAGAAGGGAAGTCGGCTAATGAGATTGCCGACTTAATGAATATGAACGTTAATGTTGTAAAAGCCTATCTTCCACGCAACAGACCTCAATACAAAGTTAATCAATCTAAAAATGCTCTAGCAGTACAAAGGAGTAAAGAACGTCACAAAAAGCACTAAAGGGACTTTTAAAAGTCCCTTTTTATTTTACATACTTATCCACAACTTCCTTGCCCACTTCCATTTTTAACATTTGCTCTTTTACGAGTCTGCTATCGCAACCGCTATAATGTTGCTCAGTTATCCTCAGATCAGAATGTCCTAGGCTCTGACAGGCAATACGCAAATCTCTAATAACATCTTCGCTGCCTTTTTGAATACAACTAATATACACGGAATGTGTCTGCCTAAAGCTGTGAGTACTATATTTACCTTCTATGCCGTGTTTGGCGGTTATATTCTTTAGAAATGTTGTAACGGAATTAAGTTCCATAGGAGCTATCCTGAGTAGCCTGCCGTTCCAATCATACTTCTCATTAGTATATATAATTTCTTCTTCTCCGTCCTCATTTAAGAAAGTATCCTCAATATATTTTCTTTTACGTTCTCCGCTTTGAAAAATATAATCTTCTGGGTCAAGTTTATAATACTTGATTATAAAATTCAGCATTTTCTTTGCAGTATCACAAAGCCATGCCGTTCTCCATTTGTCCGTCTTGTCCTCTTGTAATGTCAAGTAATCTACAATTTTGCCGTTGTTATCGGTTAAATCTTTGACCCTCAAGGTCATTATATCTCCGTAACGATAGCCTAAGTTACAAGCAAAGATTATAATATTCGCCTTAAAATACTTTTTGTTTTGAAACAAATCTTCCAAAATCACATTTAGATCATCAGGTCTGAACCAACTTGCAGACTTCTGCTTGCTTTCCTCATGTTTTGTAATAGCATTTCTATGACCTTTTTTCCGTTTTGGTTGTTTTGTTATCTGTATTCCTGTCGGAAACCTATCCGATAAATCGAAAATTTTGCAAGTTTGAGCCGTACTAATATTCATTTTCATTCACTCCCATTATATACACAATGTAAATATTATTCCTGCTATCAACATAACGCTTGTAAAGAGCAAGCCAAAACCACCATAGACAACGTTCTTCACTATCATTCTAACTTTTCTCTGGCGTTCTTCTCTGAACCTTTGACGGCGTTTTGCTTTTAAATATGCCTTCCGCATATTATAATCTTGTTCTTCCTCTATCTTCCGTAGCTCTTCTTTACGATCGTTGTCTAGCATTTTCACAAAAAGTAATGTATTCGTATTTTCATTTTTCATATTTATTCCTCCTATATTTATTCCTGCATAAAGAAATACTCCTATCAATCAATGTGATTAATAGGAGTATTTATATTTATTATATTAGTTTTATACACACAATCGCTTTCATATTGCAAGTAAACTGTCTATTTCTGCAAGTCTTTTAAGAAGCTTTTCACGCTCCACTTTTAAGCTTTCCACGTCTATATCAGATACGAGTTTAACGCCCTCGTGGTCTTTGATTTTGCTATAAATCGTTTCAGGAACACCTTTTACACGAACGATTGTGTTCTTATCAGCCGCTATTCTAGGACTTTTGACAGAGCCACCCGAAGTGGCAAAGCCACCGTTTATAAGCATTGCATTGTCGGAGAAAATAACCTCTCTGTCACGATAAAGTCTTTTCAGAACAACGATTGAGCCAACTCTGATTTCTCCGTCCTCGTAACCCTCAGTATAAGTGTCGAGGTCAAGATCTACTGTGACAGTGCTAACCGCACCAAGTTCTCCGCATTCACCATAGCATTCGATGAGTAACGCCTTGACAGCTTCCTTATTCTCCTCTGGGAAGACCCAGCAAGGGGCGTTCCACTTGCCCTGTATCTGCTTTGCCCCTGCGACAAAGCTCTTGTTATACGGACTGTTTACCTTGATTGTCTCGTTTTCAACTGTAACTTTCATGTTTTATCTCCTATTATATTATATTACTTCTTATTGTCAGGGATCTTAGCCCACATTTTCTCTCGATAAGCCAACTCTTGGCTATAGGTTTCATGCCATTGCTTATCCAATTCTTTTCGTTCCTCAAGCGTAAGACTTCTACCCTCGTCAATAGCTTTGTAAAATGCGTCATCATAAATCTTTTGAGCTTTATCAAAAGCTCCTATCGGATTGTATTTTCTGTTAATTTCTCTCCGCTTATTTTCGCTGTGGTTTACACATAAATAGATGATAAGCAAAATGATTGTTGCTAGTAGCATTGTTTATTCCTCCTCGTTTAGTTCATGCTCGTTGTAAATTTCTTCATTATTTCTAATTAATTATACCACAAAATTCCTCATTAGTCAACTAGAATTTTGTCGAAAACGTCCATAAAATCGGACAGTATGGCTATTTTTATTAACCACGTTTTGCACTCATTATCAGTATAGCCGTTACACTTCATTTGTGCGATATGTAATCTAATACGCTCGTTCCGTTCCAACGATCTAATACGCTCCATAAGACGCTTATCAGGGTGCTGTACTACCATGTTATTCTGCTTTTCTGTCATTTTAAATTCCTCCTTAAAAGTATGGTTTTATTCTGATACATGTTCACTACAAATTTTCAATAAAATCGTCAATATCCTTAAATCGTCTTATAATAGGTATATATGGTATATTATCAGTATAGATACGTATCTCTCCTGTTAAAATATCTTGCTCGACACAAAAATCGCCAAGACTTTGTTCAGGATAATTCGGTTTATAAGCTATACAACGATATTTTAGCGTTTGATTAAAATACAAATCCTCAGCTTTTATATTCTTATTAACGTTCTTTAATTTTGTTACAACACGATTTTTAAATTCTTTTGTGCTAATTGTATTTGCCATAATATTATACCTCCTCTATCATTTAATTACACTTAAAATAAAATGTTCCTCATCATCAATAAACCACCCTTCAATCTCAGCATTTTTCCATTCTTCACGAAGTCCATCATTTCTTGACATTTCGCCAATTGTTGTACACAAAGTTGTATCTTCATTAACTTCATACAACTCAACATTCATATTATCTATATTAGATGATGCCTTTTCACAAAACTCTTTTACTGTCATAGTTAAATAACCTCCTCATTCTTGATTGCCTTTGCACTGATTATCTTTACGACTCTGCTTCCGTAGTGATTCTTAACAGCCTGTATAGCCTCACTGCGATTGTTCATGTTATAAACTCTTATCCTTTCGTGGAAGGGTAAACCTTTGAACATAAACTTTACCATATAATCTTTCATCATCATTCCTCCTCATCGTCAAGACCATCGTCAATAAGGTCATCAATTTCCAGCTCATAACATAGGTCATTCAAGACCGCTTCTTGAGCAACTATATAACGATAAACATCACGCTTTTTAGTGTTCTTTTTATCATTGTTATATTCCTTGTCTGCATACTCAAGTGCTTCCACTGTCTCATTATACATTTTTATAATAATCTTAATCATTTCTTCTCTTGTCATGGTTAATTCCTCCTTAAAACAGATATTTTATTTAGATTTGTTTTGCGTCTCAAACTCTTCTAATTCCTCCCAATCAATTTCATCATAATACGTTTCGGGGTATTGCCAATCAACGCCCTCATAAACGAAAACGGCTCTCCATTTAATATTGTCGCATAATTCCATGAAGTCAAGCTTTGTATACGTTGCTACATCTTCAAGCAAGCCGTTTTCATCGGTTTCGTCATAGTATTCAGGTATATAGCAGATCTCGTCATTTGCAAGTTCATCAAAGCTTTTGTCTGACTTATACACATACCCTTGATCGGTGCAGAAAAAAACCTATTTGATCTTCAAAATCACGTTTTTTAATACCTTGTTTAAGCAAGGTATCTATTTTTTCTCTTGTTAAATATGGCTTATTACTCATGGTTTACCTCCTTGTTTATTTATACCATGTTGATTTTCCGTCATTTAGATTTATCGGACAAAGTAACATAAGCTGACTATTGTATTTATTTTCCTCAACATTTTTCAAGACTATAGGTTTCAATGCTCCGCTATGGAGCATTTTAATTCTGTCGCCCTCAAGATTTTTAACAGCATCCATAAAACGTGTGAGAGCATAACCGCTAGTTTCCGAAATATTCAAGCCCTCAATATCAACGCTTCCATAAGGTGAGACAAGTCCATTATTCTTGATTGCAAACATATCTATAGTCTTATTAGTTTTAATTTCTTTAAGGTATTTCAAGTTTTCAAGCATATTCTTTTTCTCAAATTCAAATTCAGAGCTAAAGGTACATGGAATAGCTGCCTCCCATTTGAAATACTGCCCTTCAAGATTCCTGCTCAAGAGTATAAAATTTTCCGATAAAAGATTAAATGCTGTTATATCCTCAAACGATATAATATCACATTCACCCTTTTTGAACTGCTTTAAAATTGAAAACGTATTATTATTTATTATAAACTCATTTTCAAAGCTCAAGCCATTATCTTCCGTATCAGTGCTGATTGCAAGCCTATAGCCGTCAAGAGCTACCATTTTATTTGCCTTAAAATTAATACCTCTTAATATAGGCTTGAGATCGTCTTGTGTGTATATAGCATAGCTGATTGAATTATAACGCTCTATAAGCTTCTCAATCGTGTATGTATGTTGTTCAAGGATATTTGAATTATTTGAATTAATATCGTCAATCCAAACTTTTCCAAGATGTGCAAAAAGAGAATGTGCATCATTATCATTTACATCAGTTATTCCAGCTTTAAATGACTTTTTGCCGTCCTCAAAGTTGCACGCTTTATCACTATCAAACGTGATAATTGTATCGCAGCCTTTGAAATATTTAAGAGCCTTTATAACTCTTTTCACGTCCTCAAGAGCAAACATGATCTTGTCATCGGTTATACAGTTTATAGTTTTGCAGCCGATAACCTCAAGATTATTTGCGGAAATTTTCATTTTTCCGTCCTCAGCCTGGATAAACGCACTCCGCAAAAGATAGTCAGATGATTTTGTGTTAATGATCTTTTCCACCTGCTCAAGGGCTGCTACAAGGTTCTTTGTGTTTACTATAATTTTCGTGTTCATGATTTTTTACCTCCGTTTAAAATAAATGTTTTATTCGCTTTCAAGCGTGTTATATGGTACTCTCAACGACTTCATGCGGTCATCTTGAGTATATAGGGCGGTTATATAAGCCGCCCTCAGATCATAAGATTATATAGGTTTTAAGCGTTATAATATTCTATCTGCTTGTGTAATTCCTCTTGCATGATCTTTATTTGATTTTCCGTTAAATCCTTGATACTCATATTTAAAGCCGCTAACGCAGGCTCATAATCACAAGTAATACAAGCCTCATGATTGGCTAATTCATAGCTTATCATTTCTCTAAATACTTCATCACTTGACTTGATCTTATCAAATTCAGCTTGTAAATGCTCAAGGATTTTATTTGCACGCTTCACAATTTCATTGTTCTTTACATAGCAGAAGCAAGCCGGACAAAAGTATTTATATATTTTGTTCTTTTCCTCAAATTCCTTTTCCCACTGCTTGCCAATTCCAAAGCAAGACAAGCGGTCAAATTGCATGATCCAATAATTTCGCAAGTAATACGATTTTGTGGTGTAGTCGTCATATGACTTTACAACGCTCATCAACTCGACTTCAGTAAAGAGCTTTTTGCTCAATTCCTTACAATAGTAATCCTTTAACACTGATTTTCCTTGCTTCTTCACTAAATATTTATGGTGTAGCTCGTATTCATTAGCATAGTAAATTTGTTTTTCGTTTTTGAAAACAAGTGCAGAGTATCCAAAATAACCGCCAAAATCAACAAAAAGTATATCATGATCCTTTATGTTGATATAATCAAGGGCTATTTCAGCAGCTTCATTAAATGTTAATGATTCTATATCATTAATTGCAAGGGCTTTTGTGTTTGTTATGTTCTCCATGGTCAATTCCTCCTCAAATATGTATATCGTTTTGGTTTGCTATGTTGTATGGTGTGTTTATTTTCCTCGTGTGGAAAATACCCACATATACCGCCCTTTATGGGCGGTTGTTATAATTAAATTATCTCCTCTTTAATGTCAACAACTCCGAATGGTTTATCATTCCTGCCCTCAAAATAAGCATGGCACTCACTGATTATACAGCCATTTTGATATGAATTAAGATCATTTACGTTCATCTTTTCTCCGTTTACATTAAACAATTCATATCTATCTTCACTTGTCTTACGTCCGTAAAGAATAAATGTACACTTAAATTTAGATAGTTCGTTAAATAAACTATCAATTTCCTTATCCGTGAGATTATTTTTTTTACATTCGTTCCGTAGGCATTGCAAGTCATCAATAGTAAATGTTACCTTGCGTGTATTTCCGTATTTATCCATTGTTTTATACCTCCTCATTGTTTTACAAAATCTCAAGATCTCTTAATTCATCCTCAAAACGTTTGTAAAATGCGTGGCATACGTCCATGCCGTCATTATTTGAATAAGGCTGAAAATGCACTTCAAAGGCTGATGTCCATGTGTTTACAAATCTCTCATAGATAGCAGCATAGCCACGCTCACAAGCATAAAGAGCATTGTCAATCAAACAGCCCTCCACACATTCAATACATTCAGCATTATTCTGTTTTAGCCATTTGTTAAGATCATTCACGATAAAAACGTGAATATTTAAAGCTTGTTTGTGCGTTTTTGTCCGTGTGTTTGCCATAATAATTGACCTCCTCAAAGTCTTAAAGTTATTATAACGTGTAAATAATGGTTATGGTATCCGCTCCACCTCATGCAGTTTCGTGGATATAAGGGGCGTAAACCCCTTTAAAATTATTCAATCTCAATGCCACTTAATATCTCTTGAGCCTTACTTAAAAATTCCACATTATAATCATCAACATAGTAGCTAATATAAAAAGCGGTTAGCTTGTTTACAAGTTTATCATCACTCTTGATATAGTCGATCACTTCTATACGCTCAATAGAATCATCGGCATCAAGATTTTTAAATTTTCTTGTGGCTTCTATAAGATCATCTTTAGAAATTTCAAGAGCATCCGCAAATTCCAGAACTGAATCAAAGTAATCATAAATGCTCATATAATGCGGTTCGTCACTGTAGATTGTAACGTGATCGTCATTGATCCATGAATGACCGCCCACATTTATAAACGTTTCAAGGCGTCCTATTTTTGCATCTGCATCATAGTAAAAATATACGTCCGTTTGGTATGGGTTCAAGTCGATCTCAAATTTCCGCAAGATCACCGCAAGTTCAGATACAAGATCATTGATATTGATGATATCCTCATCGGTGATATAGGGCTTAATTGTACTCATTTTTATACACTCCTTTGTTTTTGTGTTTTGTTTTTTTAGTTGTCTCTTTTGTTCTACACTTGACTTTTTATTTCTTTTGTGCTATTCTAAAAAATATGGTTGATTAAATTCAGATCGTTGCACTGGATTTAATCGTATAGCGGTTAAAATAACCGCTAAAAGTTTAGGCAAACTGTTAGCGAGATCCCTTTTTTGGTATCCCAAAAAATCGAAAAATTGGGTTAAAAGCATTTTGAGCCTATTGCTTTTAAGATTTTCACCGCCTACATTTGACGTTGTTCAATTCGGTTTTAGCCGGTTCGCACGGTGAAATATTTAATTTTCAAGTTGCAAAAATTTCAAGCTTGCAAGGCTGATAAAAAAATCCCATTTTTTCATTAACGCTTTTAACGTCTAAATTTGCTTTTTTCAACTCCATTTTCTTAATTTTGTCGGACGATTTTCAAAGTTCAATCGTGAAACTTGATGATCTGGTAAAGGATTTTTATTGTGTTGTGTTCTTTTCCCTTACTGCAATTATATTATAACACATAGTACTATGTTTTACAAGCGGCAAAATGCACAATAACATAGTACTATGTTTGTACAACTTGTACACACAACATATAGTGTATTCTGATCTGTAAAAGGCATATGACTACAATATATAGTGTTTAAACATTTACGGATCAGGCAAAATAATTTTGTAAGAAGCCACAAATAATAAAAGAAATGAGGTTTTAAATTTGTGCAATACAAACAAAAAGAAGATTGAGTATAATATGAAATATAATACCAAAAATTACAAGCAGTTAAAAGCATTTATTAAACCCGATGATTACTTGATGATTGATAACCATTGTCAAAAATCAAGTATTAGTAAAGCCAAGTTTATTGTACAATGTTGTAAATACTGTATAGATCATGATATTAATTTTGATGATTAACTAAACCACAATATATAGTTGCTGATACAATATTTATTACTTGTAATACACAATATATTGTATGCTTATATTTTGAGCTATAAGGCTACTAACAAGCGTTATATACTGTTGTGTGCATGGGTGGTATAGTTATACTTGATAGCCGTTAGAATGAATTTTAGAGCATACAATATATAGTGGTATTGTACCGTATTATGTGTGCGTGTATACTATATATTGTGGTTAGTGACTGATGTATTGTGTGTATATGGATATATATTGATTAGTTAGTAAATAGAATAACTGTAAAATAATGTATTTATAGCGTGAGCCTGCAAAGAGATCTTGACGTGTATATATGTGTGTATGTATATATGTATGTGTACAAATATTTGTACTGTTGTAAACGTTGAATAGCGTGAAATATGTGTACAATCTTTTGGACTTATAAGGATCTTTGAATGATCCTTTACTAATGCTAGTTAATGACAATTAGTCAATTTGCATAACTTTAAAGGCTAATTTTGTACAAATCGCTAGTTTAAAATAGGGATTGAGCATTAAAATTTAGGCGTATTTTAGTGAGTGTTTACCACTTTGGCGGTAAATATGGAGTGAAATAGGGAATTGATAGGGAATTGATAGGTTAAAATATTAATATAAAATGTTCAAATTTTAAAGATGATGATTAAGGGCGTTCGGTATATCGAATAGTAACCACCGATAAATATATTTAGCAAAAATCAAATATTAATAATAAACAAATACACAAAAAAGTCAATTGCTAACTTAATCAATAATTGACAAAAATCAAGTATTACAAAGTCGGTTGAGCTTGCGTGAAGTCAGCAAAATTATATTAACATTCTATGAATTATGCTACAATTATTTATATATGCTTTTTTGGCAAAAACACATATAAACCACGCAAATAGGCGGTTTTATGGATATGTTAATATACTTAATTAAATAGCTTTGGAGGGGGGTAACTTTACATTTATGGGAACATATGGAAAACAAATTATCCCCTCAGTAGTTCCACTCTATCCACACGCCCTAAAACCAAATCCAAAATCAAAATAGCATTTTTTAAAATTTCTGCACACTCTCCCACTATCCCATCAAAAACTCCAATTTTCATTCGGTAACACGTTCGAGTAAACTTCGTATCTACGCCATTTTTTCAACTTTTCCAAACACAAAAATATACTCAAATACACCGAAACACACCAAAACTAATTCACAAACATTGTTTATACACCATAAAAAACCAACCTATCACTCCCAAAAAAATACACTCCATTAAAGACTATAATAGGTCTTATTTTTTTGTCCTAAAATGGCTATAAATCTAGTTTTACACTTAAACAATCACTCATTTAAAATTCAATTTTAATTCACTGTCAACTCATTAAACTGCACTTCAGAAACAATACACTATCACCGAAACATCTCAAAACAATAAAAAGCCATCAAAATATCATTTATAAAACCCATAAAATAACCTATCGTAAAAACGAAAAAAACGTTTTTACACCTTGATTTACAAGCAAAAACAACGAATAAGCTATCGTAATTTTACCGAACGCTCCGAAATAAAATGCTTAGACGAAAACAAAATGTTTAAACAGTTGCCAGACAATCCATATAAACATTAATGTTTAACTGAAATAAATCTGTGAAGATTAGCGTGACCGTAGGGAACGATAATCAAACAGGGAAGTTATATGCGAGCGTAGCGAGAATATAACTGACTAGCTGTGCGCAGCACAATAATAAATACAAAGCCTCTTTAACAACATAATGTCAATACATTATCATTAATTATCATTATCGGTCATTATTGCTTTATTGTTCAATAGATATAATCACCTTAATAGATACAATCACAATGATCTTCATTTTATGCTAATTAATTTCATGTCAGCTATTTAATGTTCTGTCCTACATTATTTAATTTTTAATTTCACTTTTCCTGAACCTCTCTTATTTTCTGATTTTTAAATTTTATTTCATTTGTCTTGGCTTATGTTCTCTAAAAATATAATTGACTTAATTATCCTAATACAATAACAAATTAACATAAAAGTTACATATTTATGTTCAACTCGCTATTGACACATCTCAAAAGTAGTAGTATAATAGCCATAGAATCTCAAAAGTAGTATAGTAAAATTACAATATTAATATATCATATTGATTATTAATTGTCAACAAGAAATTTATTCCTGTAAATAATTAATATTCAAAAGAAAAAAAACCTACACGCTTTAGCGGGTAGGAAGGATTCTCTTATTACTAAGTTATCTAGTATTATTCTACTCTACACTTTAGGGGGTACTTAGAGTATAATGATTGCAAATTTTTTTACACTTTATATCCTTTCAAAGTATAAAGATTGCAAAAGTAAAATTAACAGCAAAAAGAGGTGAAAAATCATAGCTCAAAATTATTTTGTGAAAATACCCAAGAAATACATATATGTTGACTCGGCAGACGGTTTTCAAATTTTATTATATCGCTGTCTTAGTTACCTATACAACACTAGAACAGAAACAGTTAGTACATCTATAAATGAAATTTTAGAATTGTGCCATTACTCACTTCGTAGTAAGGGTGACAAAAATATTGCCCATAAGGTCAAAAAATCTATATCAACTTTTGTTTCTAAATCAAATTTGATATGGGACAACAAACATGATTATCGGTCATCAGATAGCGTCAATGCAAACGCTCATTTAAGATTTAAGGTCAACAAAGCGGTGTTTGATCCTCCAGATAATTTCGTAATATTGTATGACACAGAATGGGACAAACTAATGTCTATTTCAAATAGGCTGTCTAAGTCAATACTTCTTCGTGTTTACTTATACATAAAGTCATGGAACTTTCAGAATACAGAAATTATAACAGAGAGTGTTTGTGGTTGTTACAAGAAAGAAACGATAATGGCAGAAGAATTACATATGTCGGTCAGACAGTTAGACAACTATTTAAAGGCATTATGTGATAATGGGCTAATAGTCAAGCATATTACAGGCTCTTATAAAAAGAATGGCAAGGTCTATAATGCTCCTAACGTTTATGTGCTTAGTTCAGATCTGAACGTACAACAACATATCCGAGAAGCTGTTGACAGACTAAAGTACACCTATAAGGTAGATGAATTTCTACCAATGACACATAAGAACAAGAAAATTAGAAAGGATTGATAAACGTGATAGATAATAAGATTATAGTATTTGAAAATGAGGACTTTGGAGAACTTAGAACGGTTGAGATTGACGGAGAAGTTTGGTTTGTAGGCAAGGACGTGGCAATGATATTGGGTTATGGAAATGGAAAAGTTAAAAGTAAGGCTTTAGCTAACGCTATAAAAGATCATGTAGATATTGAAGATAAAAGGTTCTTAAACTATGATGAACTTAAAGCGTACCAAAATGGTGACCTTAAAAATATCAGCCACTATGGAATGACAATTATAAATGAAAGCGGTCTATATTCTCTTGTATTTGGAAGTAAATTGTCAACCGCAAAGAATTTCAAACACTGGGTAACTTCTGAGGTTCTTCCTTCACTTCGTAAAACTGGTACATATAATACGCAGGCTTTTGAAGAATTAAAAGCAGAGGTAATAAATCTCAAAGAAGAATTAGAGAAAAACAAATTACCCAAGAAAACATATAGTCCATGGTTTGGTCGTATGCACCCTAAATATAAATTAATAGAAGATAGTCTTGGTATTACTAGGGGTGCATTGTATAGAGAAATTCTTAAAGAGCTTGCTAACAGATACGGACTTGATACATACCAGATAGAACAAGACTATTTGTATGAAAATTGTTTGGATAAATGTTATCCTCTTGACCCATATCAGTGTGTTCCGCAATATCGCAATATGATAGAAGATATTATTAATGAGTATTTAATCAGTAACAGTTTAGCTGATAAAAACGATATTATTGCGACTAAGAAATATCAGACGATATTTTCAAAAACTAATTCTAAGACTGATTATAATGAGTCTTATCTTAACACAGAGGACGGTGATAACAATGAGTAGAAATCGCAAAACATTTTCTTTACAGGAACTGTTCCCTAAAGATTATACATACGAGGCACAGGACAAGCCCTTGGACGATAATGAAGAATATTTGAGGTTTCGCAATGAGTATTGGACTATGCTGGCTGAAACTGACGATACATACAAAGAAGATTATATGTAAGATAAAATAAAGGAGACAACAAAATGAACAATTTGAAACTTGTAGAAACAGACGTATTTAATGAAATCGCAACTTGTGACTTTTGGGGTAACGCCAACAATGAGTATCTTGTCACAAGAGAACAGATTGGTAGAGCATTGGGCTATAGTAATCCTGCAAATGCAATTAAAAATATCCATTTAAAGCATAAAGAAAGGTTAGATAAATTTTCAACTCAGCTCACTTTGGGCTATGTTGAAGGTGACAGGTATGTTGAGCGTGAAAGAATACTTTATAACCGCAAAGGCATTATGGAGATTTGCCGTTGGTCTAGGCAACCATTAGCAGATAAGTTCATGGATTGGTGTTGGGAGATTATGGATAGACTTATTTCCAATAGCTTGAATACCGTAACATTATCAAGAGAAGAATATTCTATGATTATTAATACTGTCAATGAAGTAGGTCAGCTTAATAAAGTTAATGAACAGCTTACACGTCAGTTGCAAATCATTTCTGCACAGAACACCACAATGCAAGACAAACTTTCTCGTATGTGGCAGAAAATAATGCTTATTGTTCCACCTGCGCATTATTCTTCTTGGAAAAACAAAATGTCTCAGAAAATTGTTTCGCTTGCAAAGATCTTAGGTTATACAAATGATGATGACAGAAAATCTATCTATAGCGATATTTACAACATGATGAGGTCAGACTATGATATTGACCTTGACTCCTACAAAGAAAATTATTTGTTATCACAAATAGATTGTAAAAACGTAGCAATGATAGATGTTATTGATAGCGATACAGCTCTTAGAGATATTTTCGAGGAAATTGTTGACCGATACATACAAATAAAATCAGGAATGGGGGTAATGAACAATGCCTAGACTAACAAAACTTACAGACAGTGAGTATGCCAATGGTGTACTCGCAGAAGCTAAAAGAATAAACAATAACGAGACAATTCGTAAACAACCGCCTACAGAACAGCAAGTTAGATTGTGTCTTAGAGTGTTAAGAGATTTTCACATACATATAAACAAGGATAATATTCCTAGATTTAAAAGTGTTCAGGAATTAGAGCTTTGGCAAAAGAAAATGATACACAATAAATTATATGACAATAACTAAAACGGAAAGGTAGATTAAAATGACAGAAAACAACAAAACTATGGTAACAGTATTTGAGAGCAAAGATTTTGGCAAGGTAAGAACGGTAGATATTGATAACAAGATTTACTTTTGCGGTTCTGATGTGGCAAAGGCGTTGGGGTATTCAAGACCAGCGGACGCAATAACATCTCATTGTAAGGGGGTCTGCGTTTTACCGACCCCTTCGGCTGGAGGTGTACAGAAAACAAAATTCATTTCAGAGGGTGATGTTTATCGTCTTATAGCACATAGTAAACTCCCTTCCGCAGAACGCTTTGAGAGTTGGATATTTGACGAGGTACTTCCAACCATACATAGAACAGGCAGTTATATTATGGAAGGCTCGGAAAAGGACAATGAATTAAAACTATTACAAGCTACGGTTACTCAGCTTCAGAATATGTTACTTGCATTATCGGCTAAGAAAATACCAAATGAAAAGGCTTTGAACATATGGAAGAAACAAATTGGTACTCCGCTTATAGGGAAGTTGCAGGATAATGCTTTACAATCTACAGGTGAGGTTATTGAGTTTGTAGATATGTTGCATAGAGTTTATACTCAGATGACTTCAATGTTTGGTTTCTGTACTGCTACGGCTCTTAGTGAATTTACAGACAAGTATAACTGTGATTGCACTACAACACAACCTAGTATTATAAATGCTATTGCGGATAATCATGTATATCAGGCTTGGTTTACTCAGGCTTGTAATCAGCTTATGATTTGTGTAGGTAATGGGGATAGGTTTACATCTGACGATGGTTGTATTTATAATGCTACACAGTTTACTTCAGAGGACAGCTTTGATTTTATTGTTCACACATTGGCAGAGATTATGAAAGATAGATCGGCACACTACGCACACACACTGTCTATAATTTACAAGAAGATAAACACCACGAGAGGTTGGCATAATCAAATGACTAGGAAGAAGGTTAAGACTAAGAAAGATGTAATATTGTCTGATAGAAAACAGTTTACTAAATTTGTGTTAGTTAGCAACGAAATTATAAAGGAATTGGGAAGGAGTTAAATCTATGAAAACATATACGGTAACAAGTAAAGTAACCGCAGAGGAACGTGAGGTTACAATTAACATTTCATGCGAGAATGGCGAATGGGTCGCTAATTTGTATACTTGTATTGAGAAGTATGCCAACAAATGCAAAAAGCAAGGTTGGAAACAGATTGATGAAACAAGACACACTGACGGTACGTTTATCGGAGCTACATTTATTGCTCCTGCCAAAGCCATTAGTATTAGAAACGCTCACCCGACTAAAAGAGTTATCTCAGAAGAACATAAACAAAAGCTTTTAGCTGCGAGAAACAAAGATTAGTTAAAATTGTACATTAATTGTGTTAATTTTACAGCTATATTGTTTTGAGTATAATTTTACTTGTGAAGTATTACTCTTTAAAATTTAGCACAATTAATGTATGTTCCTGACGATAGAACGTAGATTATGATAGATATAAAGATAGGAGATATAAATGCTTACGGCAGAAATTAATAATCAACCTATAAATTGTTATGACAATAAGTATGATAGAGATACTTTGAAAAAATGGGCGGACAAAGGAATTTTGCAATGTCCTGTTTGTCATGGGAAGTATGAATATTGTCATGGCAAATTGGTAAGCCCTTATTTTAGACACAAAGACAAAACTAAATGTGAGACAATTTACTCTGAACCCGAAACAGAAGAACATATTCAAGGTAAAATAGCATTATTTAATTGGATTAAGAAACAAAACGGTGTTGTCAAGGCTGTTATGGAGGGTTATATAGAAGAAACAAAACAAAGACCTGACATCATGTTTGAGTTTGGAGGACAACAGTACGTTATAGAATTTCAGTGTACGCCAATAGCAAGTGAGCAAATAGAACGCCATGAGTTGTATCAAGCTGCGAAAATTAATGACATTTGGATTGGCGGTAAGGAAAAATATTCAACTGGCAGGACACATATTGAGAATATTGCATATGCAATGTTTGACTATCAGAACAATACTTTGTCTAAAGTCAAAGATCTTTTGAACAAAAACTTGTTACCTTATAATAATTTACTGCTTTGGAATTTTAACGAAATACCTTTAGAGAATGTAATGTTTGACGGAAAATTTACTTTTGTGAATCAAACCATGGAAAAATATATTGATTTATCAATAAAAAAACACAATGCGGAATTAAAAAAGCAAGAGCAGAGACGACATATTCATAGTTTGGTAGAGGTTTGCAAAGTTATTCCAGAATGGTATGCACAAGTATGTCATCATTGTAAAATCGACATACTTGAAGGCAAATTATCTTCCCCATATTTGATTATGATGAAGTTTGCAAGCGATATTACTGCTCCTTTCACAATGTTCATCAAAGAAAATTCGATTGATGTGTGTGTAACAGAGATGTATAATCGTAGGATAAAAAATAATTCAACTCATTGCAGAAAGTGCTATTGGCAAAAAGCAACTAAATTTGTAAAAATTGAAACACTTAAATATTCGGACAATCAGCAGTTGGTTTCTGTGATTAAAGAATATTTTTCAAAGCAATTACAAAAGGCAGTAATTAATAAATATATGGGAGGAATAACAAATGGCTAAACAACAAATGTATCAGCAGTTTATTTTTAAGTTGCACAGTTCAAGAATTTTAAAAGCTCCTGATAAAAATTTAAAGATCTCTATACAAGAAGCTAGAGATAATAGGGAAATTATTTCTCTTGCTGACGGACAAATTTTACAAATGATTGATGAGATAAATTCATTAGATAGAAAATTTACCGCAGATAGGATAAAGGAAATTAAGAGAGAAATAAAGCTTTTGAAAAAGCAGCCAAAGTCGAGAAATACGAGTGTACAAATTAAGAAATGTTATCAGGACTTAGATAACATTCAATGTAAACTTGACTATGTTGCGATTATAATGAATAATAAGGAAGATATTTTTAAGCTGAGTTACGGATTTAGAATAAACGGAACGTACTATAATAGACTTATAGGCACAACAAATGGTATAAAAAAGAACACAGTTATTTATGCTGCCGCAAAGAACTCACAGCATATAAAATTATGTGAGGAATTAACAAGACGCATGAATAATGGAAGAAACTTAAACAAGGAGCTTGTGCCTGCTAAGTTTGAAGCTTATAAAGCATTAACTTGTTCAGCTTCTGTGCCTGTGACACATCCAAAAGATATTCTTGTGGTAGATGATTTGATTGTAACTTGCAAAGAAAAGGTTATAAAAATAACAGATGAGTTTGACGGAGAGCCTGTATTAACTGAGCCTGATAATCCTGAAATTATAGAAGTAAATGACAGTGACGGTTATGGTTTAATAACACCTACATTGTCGGAGATATGGGCAAAAGATGTTCTTGAGGACTATATACCTAGTGGGTACTGCATAAGAAATAGCTTTTGTAAGGGCATGGTGTTCACGTTTGACTTTCATAAATTTGCCTATGAATATGGTACATTCAATGAAAATGGTGATTGTATTGTTATTGATGTATGGGGAAATGAACATAATATAAAAAATGTAGACTTAATACTTACAACTTCGATGTTAAAATTGTGGGATAGTTATGACAATATTGATTCGTATTTGGGAAATTGTAAAAATAACGGATATGGCTTTAGAGTAACAAAAGTGTGTCCTGAGAAACTTGAAAATGAACGTAATATGAATTATCAATTCCTGCAAAGCTATGAATTAACAGATGGGGAAATTCAAGAATTGATAGCCCCTACGGTTAATGAAATAAAAGATGTAATTCACGGAGATATTGACAAAACTATATTGTTTTTAAATGGGGCTACCTCAGATGAAGATTTTAGCTTAAATGAGATTGATAATGTTACTAAGTCGGTTATGATAGAGCCAAGTATGGCAAATGACCCATTTGTTATAAATCGTATTAATTATATGATTAAGAAAAAAATTACACAGGCTAAAATCGGTGTACTTAAAGTGCATGGCAATTATGCTGTTATTTCAGGCGATCCATTTGCCTTGTGTCAAAAAATATTTGGAGTAAAAGTTGAGAATGATGATTATGGATTACTTAAAGCTGGAGAAATGTATTCAAAATATTGGTCTGATTATGGGTCTGATAGGGTTGTTTGTTTCAGAGCGCCAATGAGCTGTCATAATAATATTAGGGTTATGAACATCACAGATAATAAAATGATGTCAGAGTGGTATAAATACATGGCAACTGTTAATATTGTCAACTGTCATGACAGTATGGCAGCAGCGTTGAACGGCTTTGATAAGGATTCTGATGCTTTGATTACAACAGATAATCCGATATTGCTCAAAAACACAAGACCAACTAAGACAATTATGTGTGCCCAAAAAAAGGCAAATAAAGAAATTATTTGTGAGTCCAATTTAATGCAGGCTAATTATAACAGCTTTGGTGAAGAAATTGGTAAAATCACAAATAGAATAACTGCAATGTATGATGTTCAAGCAAAATATCCAAAAGAAAGTAGGGAATATAAAATGCTAGATTATCGTATCATGTGCGGTCAGCTTCTCCAACAGAATTTTTATCTAAAAGTTCGCTTGTACGGTAACGTGCTTGAAAAATAATTCATTGAATTGCTGGAAAATCCTAAAGTCTAATATACTACAACGCAAGGTTGAAATACCTAAACGTGAAAGTGACGAAAGTAGAAAAAAATGTTAGAATGACACAAGGTTAAATCCTAAATGTTTTATAATGGATAATCAGCAGCCAAGCTCCGAATAGGAGAAGGTTCAGAGACTAAGTGCTTTACAAGTGATTGGTAAAGCCAGTGGTGAACTCCCAAGCGGAAGAAGATATAGTCCGAACTCTATTGAAAGATAGAGGGTGTGTTACACACCAGCGTTGAGTAGCGTCAATATTGTCTGTTATATATAAAGAAAAAATAAAGAATAAGGAGGTGTTTATTGTTGGATTTAACAGGGATGAAATTTGGGAGATTAACTGTTTTATCTTCTGCACAGTTTCAAGCAAGTAAAAAGAAAATGTGGAATTGTAAGTGTGAGTGTGGTAATTATGTCACTGTTAGAGGAACATCTTTAACAGGAGGCATAACAAAATCCTGTGGCTGTTTGAAAAAAGAATTAGCCTCAAAAAAGCATAGTAAGCATAATGGCTATGGTACAAGACTTTACGCTATATGGGACAGTATGAGACAAAGATGTAATAACAAGAACTGTCGAGCTTATCATAATTATGGTGGCAGAGGAATTAAAATATGTGACGAATGGGATGACTTTGCTAATTTTAAAGAGTGGGCAATGATTTCAGGTTATGATAATACAGCAAAGAGAGGTACTTGTACCTTAGATAGAATAAATGTAAATGGAGATTATTCCCCTGAAAATTGCAGATGGAATACGATGAAAGAGCAATCAAATAATAGAAGAAATACGATATATATGACAGTAAATGATGAAACACATTCATTGTCAGAATGGGCTTCGATAACAGGTATTAAGTATGATACCTTGTGGAAAAGGTATAAAAAATACGGATGGAGTCCTGAGCGAGTTGTTTCATAAATAAAATATAACAGACAAAAGTTAAACATAATTGGCAATAGATAAAGCAAAAGGTATTATATCCAAGCCTATGCCTGAGGCGTGGTACAACAGATTTGCATTAAACTACAATGATAATGATAGTGACGAGGAAAGAGTTGCAAAAGAATTTAATAAAACAATCATTGCTGATAAGAAACCATATTTTATGTGTTACATATATCCGCAGGAAATGTCAAAATATAAAAATTATATTGAAAATAATAATGCTCAATGTATAAATTTATTTGGCATGACGATTTCTGAATTAGAGGGTCTTAAAGATAAAACGGAAGATCAGCTAAAGTATTTGGATTGGTATTACAAAAAAATGCCTGTCAGTGTTAATGATTGTACCATGAATCGTATTTGTAGGGCTGTTGAGTTGGCTTTTGAAAATTATAACACGGAAGTTAAATCGTCAGCTAGATTTGATTATAAAGTTATGCAATGCAGGCAAAATGATAAATACTCTGACTATCCAAAATTAAAAAAAATGTATGAGAATTATACAAGGGATATAACTCAATACATGGTATTGTCTAAGAAACAACGTTTCGATAAAGAACAAATTGATAATGACAAGATGATAATGACAGAAAATTATCGTAAGCTATGTTCTGAGATTTGCACAGATGAATTTGTGTTGTGTGATATATTGCTTGATATATGCTATAAAACAGAGAAATCTAAGAAATTTGTATGGGATATTTGTGGTGACACTATTATTGAAAATCTTTTAAGATTAAATGATTGGCAGATGTCTTATTATGTACCCGATGAAACTGGAGATATTGAGTATGGTGGAACAAAATATAGAAAAGCCGTAAGAAAGATTGGTGTGTAAATGGATATATTTTTAAACGAAATTGCTGAGGCAGAAAAAATAATTGAAAGTAAAGATTTAGGTGTAAAACCATCACAATCATTGTTTTTGTTGGCTAAATATTACCGATATGTAATGAAGTATAAAAAATCTAAAATAATTACTGCACTAACTGATTTTATCAAATCAACAGGTATAAATTACAGACCTTCTGATTGGGAGAAAAGCGTTGAAAGACAAGTTGACAGAACATGTAATAATCCACCAATTAATATTGAGTACATTGGCATAACACAAAAGGAACTTGAAGATATAGCAAGGCTTAAAAGCCCACCAGTTGAGAGAATAGCTTTTACAGCATTGTGCCTTGCTAAATATAGAAATATTCTTTGTGCAAGAAATAATAATTGGATTTGTACTAGCCACAAAATGCTGTTTTCTTTATCTAGTGTGAATAAAACTAGATATGAAAAAGAAATGATGATACATAAGTTAGTTAAAGCAGGAATGTTACAGCCAGCATTGGCTGTCGGAAATACAAATCTTCAAGTAAAGTTTATTGATGATAGTTCTCTAATAGTGCTAAAAATTACCGACATGAGAGAACTCGGTAAAGAATATATGCTGTATAGAGGTAAAAAATACGCACGTTGCGAAAATTGTGGAAGGCTATTTTATAAGAGATCAAATAGTCAGTTGTACTGTAAAAATTGTAAAGGTTATCAAAAAATTAAAACCAAGGTCTTAACCTGCTGTGATTGTGGCAATGAGTTTGTGGTTGGTAGTAAAGCAAACAATAAGAAAAGATGTGACGAGTGTCAAAAAGAGTATATAAAAAAATATGATAGAGAACGTAAGACAAAAAATTCCGTAAATCAATTTTAAACAGAAAATAATAAAACACCTCGTAAACCCTTTATTATTGGGCGTTTGCGAGGTGTTTTTATTTTATGGTGTTATTTCTTATTATGGATATAGATAATAAACATACTTATCCAATATATATTATATCACGCACAAAGTCAATATTCAATAGGCATTGTGTACAAAATTAAAATTGAAAAGGTGGTTATTTTACACATGATTTTCGTCACAAAGGACGAGGCGGATTATCTTCGTCAGAACATTAAGAACGTTAAGATTTTCAAAACGTGCCGTCTGAAAAACAATGGCTCTAATCGTGGTAAGAGATACGCAGAGGAAACATCTGCGGTTGTTAATCTGCTTGCCAAGTACAGAGCTGATTAAAAAATATCTTACAGCACGTCTGTAAGGGTGGGCATATCCCACTAACTTATTTAGAAAAGGAATTTATTTTTTATGACAGTAACAGAAGAACTTCCAATTTCCATTGTAGATAATTTGGATAAGAGAAAGTACCCTACACCTGAAGAGTACAACTATTGGAAATCAAGAGAAAACAGAACATTTTTCATTGATTACGAGGTAGATGAGTTTTATAACCTCATTGAATTAAGCAAAGTTATTATTCAGATGAACATGGAAGAAAGAGAAATTAAAAATCCAAAGCCAATCTTTATTTTCATTCATAGTTATGGTGGAGATATAGAACAGGCAAATTATTTTTGTGACCTGATACAGAGTAGTCATATTCCTATCGTTACTATTGGAATGGGTGTTGCTATGAGTGCAGGCTTTCTTATTTTTCTTGCTGGCAAGCGTAGATATGCGTTTGAACATTGCCAAATGCTCGTTCATCAAGGCTCTGCTGCTTTTCAGGGTAGTGCTGCTGAAATTGAGGAAGCTCAGAAAAATTATAAGAAACAGCTTGAGGGCATGAAGTCATATATCCTCGCAAGGACGGACATTGATGAAAAGACTTTTAATAAAAATAGAAATAAAGATTGGTATTTATCTCGTGATGAACTTGTAAAGTACAAGGTGGTCGATAAGATCGTTACATCGTTTGATGAAATTAATTAGGCGGTGTTATCATGGGCAAGAAAAATAATAATACAATAACCTCGTATGATAACTCACCTGAAAAAATTGACGGTGATCTGTTTTATAGTCTACAATTAGATAAAGAACAAGAAGAATTTGCTAATGCAATTTGGAACAAGGATAATGATATTATTTTCTGTAACTCCAAAAGTGGAAGTGGCAAAACTACCATTGCCGTTGGTATAGCAAATTTACTTGTACAGTATCAAATGTTCTCAAAGATTATTTATATTGTTTCGCCTTGTGTAGAAGGTAGGTTGGGCTTTCTACCTGGCGATGTAACTTCAAAGAGTGAAGTTTACTATGAACCACTCTATAATGCACTACAGACACTTGGCATAAACCCATTTACGGCTGTATGTACAAATAGTCTTGTTTCTGAGAAGTATGAAGAAGGTTATATCAAACCTCTTACGGACGTTTACCTTAGAGGCGTCAACTTTAAGGATGCAGTTATTATAATTGACGAGTCTCAGAACGCAACTTTTGATAATCTTAAAAAGACTTTAACAAGAATAGGTGAAAACTGCAAGACAATTTGCATAGGGCATACAGGACAGATTGATTTACCTAATCATAAGGCAAGTGGATTTGAGAAATATCTAAATCATTTTTCAGGAAAAGAACATTGTCAGATTTGCGAGTTACATACTAACCATAGAGGTTGGGTGTCAACTTGGGCTGACGAATTGGAGGGTTAAAATAAATGGCTAAAATAACAAAAAAGAACGTTCTGTCGATACAGGGCATTGCAAACATAGAGAATGGAAAAATAACATTTAGTGTTGAAGATATTGAGGGTGAAATAGCCCTTGCGGAACTTATGTCAGATTTCAACGGTCAGGAAGTAAAGCTGTCTGTAAACCAGACAGACGAAATTGCTTAACTGTTAGTGGGAGGAATAAATTATTTCTACATATAAAAGATTTGAAGGTGAGTCTGATGACGAGCTTATATTTAGAGTGTGCAAAGATAAGGAAAAGATAGGCACTTGGAATGATGTCAGGGATATTTTAAATAATTTGCTTAACGCTGATTTTGGCGAGTCAACTTATCGTAAGAAATTTCAATGCTTCGAGAAAATGTTCAATGCAAATCAGAAAACTTTTGCAGATACAGAAAACACCCTTAATGAAATTCAAGACCAAATTCGTGAATTAAAGAAAGAGCGATACAAACTTCAAACAGAGAAGTTGGAGAATAATAGGTGGCTTAGGGAAAATGCACGAGATGAATTGATAACTGAAAAAATAGTCAATGCAATTTCTGATATAGAACCTATCATAGTTCCTGATTATTTATCTGGAGAAAGTAATAGCAAATCTGCGATATTGGCATTTACTGATTGTCACTTTGGTATAGAGTTTTGCATAAAAGATCTATTTGGCAATGTAATAAACGAATATTCTCCAGAGATATTTGAACGCAGAATGTGGAGTATGCTCGAAAAAGTTGTTGACATCATTGCTAAAGAGGACTTGGCAGAAATTAATGTTTGGGAACTTGGCGACAGTATATCAGGACTTCTCAGATTAAATTCTCAGCTTATGCACCTTAGATATGGTGTCATAGATTCGGCAATAAAGTATGCTGAATTTCTTGCTAATTGGCTCAATGATCTTTCTCAATATACAAAAGTGAATTTCCAAATGGTTAAGGACAGTAATCATTCACAACTTAGACTTCTCGGACAGCCTAAGAATAGTTTTCCTGATGAAAACATGGCAAAGGTGATTATTGTTTTTATCAGGGAAAGGCTTAAATATAATCGAAATGTAAACATAATTGAGAATGAAACAGGCTTTTGTTTTAGCGATGTTGAGGGTTATAACGTGCTTGGTTGTCATGGTGAAGTAAAGGATTTACAGAACTGCACAAGTTCTTTTTCAAGAGCGTACAATACAAACATTGATTACGTTTTGGCAGGTCATGTGCATCACCAGACCTCAAAGGAAAATGCGAAACATTCAGAAGTACTTACAATACGTTCTATGGTAGGTACTGATGATTATGCGATGTCCTTACACAAAACTTCTGACACAGGTGCAAGCCTGTTTATATTTGATAATGAATTTGGCAAGATTGCCAACTATGATATAAAAGTAAAGTAGGTGAATACTATGATGATTAAAAAGAGTTATAACGATTTTGATACTTTCATGCAGGATATTATAGATGTATATCTGGAAAATGAGGGCTTTAGTGTTTTGTGTGATTACAAGTTGGCTTGTAAGATTATCAAGAAATTTTTATCATTTGACGATAAGACTAAAATTAATTCTATTTCTCTTGATCCGCCTGAGTGGAACGGATATGGTGGCGAATTTGTTGTTTCAACTTTTGAAAACGAGTTGTTCTGTGAAAGAGCAAGACGTGACGATAAGCCAATAATTGTTGGTGATGAGAGTGTTGTTTTCGTTCAGCGAGATTTTGTCGGCAAGGATTTTACTGAAGAAGATTATGTTCCAAAGCTTTATTTTGGTTTTACAATTAACGAATAATTTGTAGTTAAATACAACTCCTTTTATTATATTTTGCAGGATAGCAGGCGTTATCCTGCATATTGTCGGATAGCTCAATCGGTAGAGCAACGCACTGTTAATGCGGAGGTTGTGGGTTCGAGTCTCACTCTGACAGCCAAAACAGAACTCAACACGCCTCTTAAAAAATGCGTACCACGTTGAGTCTTTTAAATGAAAAATCTGACGAGATTTTTGCACGGATAGTTGACAAAGTTTTGTTGACTATCCTTAGTTTTAATTACAAAGTAATTCAACCTCACGCACCTCTTAACAATGTGTCCCAGTGAGGGGTATTTTGAGTTATGGTTTTGAGAATTTTGTATTACTCCAAAAACAAAATTCAAGCCCTTATGGGCGAAATAAAGAAGATTAAGTGTGAGGGCAATACTCTAAAGAAATCCCATTTGAAGAATAAGTGCTAAAAGCAGCACTCTAAAGAAAGCTTGAGATGAGAAGAAAGGAGAGGTTAAATGGCTAAGAAAAGCAAACGTATTCAAGTACATGATGATGAAATACTTTCAAAAATCAATTCTGAAACAATGAAACTATGGAACAAATATAAAATTGATATGTCACTTAGAGAACTCTCCGAAAAGACTATCGCAGGATATCAAAATGATTTAGAGTCTTGGTGGATATACATATACAAAAATCAGGGCAATCAAAGTATTATTGACTTAACGGAAGATGATATAACTGAATTTTTATATTTTTGTAAAACTGAGGGTAATAATTCAAGACGTATGAAAAGGCGTATGGCTTCAATTTCAGCTTTTTATAAATTTCTGCGTAAGAAGAAGTTAATTACAGAAAACCCAATGGAATTTATGGATAGACCTAAGAAAGATACAGATGTTATTACTCAGACGTTTTTAACTGTTGAACAGGTACAGGAATTAAGAATTACCTTGCAAAACTTAGTAGAAAACGCTGACACACATCATAAGAAACATAGGGCTTTACAATATCAGTGTTATGCTCTATTTTCATTATCTACAATGGCTAGGGTTAATGCGGTTGCGAATACTAAGTGGGAACAAATTGATTTTGACAATAGGGTTGTCAATGATGTAGTTGAAAAAGAAGGCTACGTTGTAACTCTTTATTTTTCGGAAGAAGTTAAAGAACTGTTGTTAGGTTTGCTTGAGTACCGCAAGACAAATAATATTATTGACAATGGCTATGTTTTTGTTTCTTATACAGACGGAAAGTTTGATAAGGTAACTAATGGCACATTAAATTCTTGGTGTCATATTATTGGTGAAATGATTAATGTTCCAACGCTACACGCTCACGATTTTCGTCATTCGGGAGCTACGCTATATAAAAACGCAGGTATGTCACTAGAAGATGTTTCAGCATTGCTCAACCATAGTGGAACTGACGTGACTAGAAAATTTTATATTAGGGTGGATAAGAAGAAAATTAGTCAGAATAAGGATAAGTTTGATTTTTGAGCGATTAAGCACTCATAGGGGCTATAAAAGTGTGCTTTTATTACACAAATATAGAGAGGAAAATAATTATGGACGAAAAAGCAATAGAAATTGTAAGAGATTATATTGGAGAACATCTTGACAAATCAGATACAAAGCCTGATTTTGAAGTTTACACAGTATGGAAGTGCAAAGCATTGCAGAATTGGAAATATTTACTTTCAAGCACTCTTTTTGACGGTATGTATTATGAATTAACATACAATGGCGACAAAAAAGAGTGGTATCTTGATGCCTACAAGAAATTTGAGAACAAGGTTATTAAAGAATAGTAATTAAATAGATACCAAATTAAGCACTCTGATTGAAAATTGGGGTGCTTTTATATTGGCTTGAAAATTAAACAAATAAGAAGGAGGTGGCTCGATTATGCCAAGGAAAAAAGTAAAAACCCCTGTAAGTACAAAAATATGTACGGAATGTGGCAAGGAAAAGCCACTGTCGCAATTTTATACTACTAGAAATAGTAATATTTCTACTGATGGCAAAACGGTAAATATATGTAAGTCTTGTGTTAAAAAGGGTTCTTATAATTCTGATGGAAGCTTAAATATAGAAGCGTTCCAAAAGAAACTAATGTTAATGGATAAACCATATATACCAGAAGCTCTTGACTCTGCTATGAGTGAAGTAAGAAGATCGTTAGAATTGGGCAAGGGTAGAACTGATATTATAGGCTGTTATTTTAAGAATGTGTCAACATTGCCACAGTATACGAAACTATCTTTTTTAGACTCTATGAACTTGTTTAATCAGGGCAAGTCTATTACTGAGGCAGTAACTACAACGGAAAAACGCAATATACTTCCTCGAAACGAAGAAGTATATGTAAATATGGTTGATGATTTCGTTGTTACAAACGATATTACCGACTTATTTGGCGAGGGGTATACAAAATCACAGTACCGAAAAATGAAGAAAAAGTTTGATAAATTAAAAGAAAACTATTCAATTCAAACAAACTTACACGAGGAAGCTTTAGCAACTTATGTTCGTTTCAAAGTGAAAGAGGAAGAAGCTACAGCAGCAGGAGATGTTGGAAGTGCTGACAAATGGAATAGAGCTGCCCAAGATGCTGCTGATAAAGCAAAGTTGACTCCAAAACAATTAACGCAGGCTGATTTGCAAGGTGGAGTAACTTGCATTTCGGAAATATCAAAAGCTTGTGAACAAGCGGTTGATATTGTTGAAATATTACCTAAGTTTAAGTACCAACCTAATGATGCTCCTGATTTTATAATATGGTGCTATATTAACTATGCTAGAAAATTAAAAGGATTACCTAAGTGTGAGTACAAGGAAGTATACCAATTTTATGACGATATGAAGAATGAGTACATTTCTCAGTATGGAGATCCCTATGGTATTTTTACTGATGACACATCAGAAAAAAATAGGAGTTCTGTTGAAACGTTTATAAAACTGCCAAAAGATTATGAGAATGGTGACAAGTAATGAACTGGCAAAGAATAAAAGATTTTGAAAAAAATAGTGATAGTGTATTTGGCAAAAATCTACATAATTATTACACTTTTATAAGTTGGGCTAAGTGGTATCCTGATTTATTACTCGACTTAATGAAACCTGAAACAGGTGGGTTAAATCTGCATTTAGATCAACGCATATTTTTGCGTTGTGACGTTAGATTTATGAGTATGTATGGAACGTTTAGCCGTGGATATGGCAAAACATTCGATGAGGTACTTGCTATGGTCGTAGTAGCAATGCTGTTCCCAAATATTGAATTGGCTCTTTCTGCACAGACTAAAGAAAATGCGGCAGATTTATTGAAATCAAAGTGGAATGAAATTGCAAAATTATATCCACTTTTAAAGGACGAAATAAGAGAAGCTAGGTTTTCAAAGGGAAATGCTTATATTGAATTTAAAAATGATGCGACCATAGATGCTATTGCAAATGCTCAAAGCACAAAGGGTCAAAGACGTAGAAGGTTAAAAATAGAGGAATCTGCATTGCTGAATAATGTACTGTTTCAAGATGCCCTTGAGCCTGTAGTTGAAGTTCCAAGACTTACGGTTGGCAGACTTGCGATAGTAGACCCAATGGAACTTAATCAGCAAATTCATTTTTTTACAACGGCAGGATTTAGGGGTTCAGACGAATATCAGCGTAGTATTTCAATGTTAGATGATATGGAAAATCTAAAGGGAAAAATAGTTTTGGGAAGCAACTGGCAACTTCCGTGTTGGTATGGTAGAGGAAGTAATAAAAGCAAAATACTTTCAAAGAAGAAAAATTCTTCTGTGGTAGCTTTTGCCCAAAACTATGAACAAGAATGGGTCGGCTGTGCCGATGGTGCGTTAGTTAATATCAACAAATTAATGAATTGTCGTACTTTAACGGAAGCGGTCTTGCAAAATTCAAATCCAGAACAGGAATATTATATGGGCGTGGATGTAGCAAGAAGCCAAAAAACTTCTAATAACCAATCTTCTATTGCTGTAGTGCGTGTAATTAGAAGTAAGGATAAAGGGAGAATTATTTACATTGATGTGGTGAATATTATTAATATTCCTAACGTACTTAATTTTAATGCCCAAGCTGCTATTATCAAAAAAGTTCAAAAACTTTATATGGCTAAAGTAGTTGTGTTAGATGCTAATGGACTTGGTGTTGGATTGGCTGATGAACTTTTAAAAGACACGATTGACAATTCTACAGGTAAGGATTTGGGCTGTTGGGACACTATTAATGACGATAATGTTCCAGAAGTTCCTAATTCGCCACAAATACTTTACAATATGAAAGCTCAGACTTGGCAAAATGAAATTGTAAGCACTTTTATAGATATGGTGGATAGTGGCAAACTTAGATTGCTGGAAAAAAGACAAGATAATGATTTTACCGATAATGAATGGGATAGTTTTGACGATAAAGTTAGACCTTTTATTGAGACAGATGCTTTTATTGAAGAAGCCGCGAATTTAAAGATGAAACATCTTAATAACGGCAACATTACTATTGAACAAGTTGTAAAAAAAGTAAATAAGGATAGAGTTTCGGCATTGATCTATGTGTTGTGGTACGTTAATAAATATGCCCAAGACATAAATAACGATGAATACGATTATTGTTGTTTATTCAACTAATGTAAACACAAATGAAAGTGAGGTGAAGCTATGCCTGAGAATATTGCAGAGAATACTGAGAATGTTATTGAAAACAATCAAGATAAAACAGAAAGTGTTTCAGAAACTAACTCCGTGTCAAATACACAAGAGCGTTCTTATGAGTCAAATGCTTTTTACGAAATGACATCTTTTTGGGAAGATTGTATTGAAGATTTGCCTATTAATCTTGAGGACATTAAGAAATTTGCTCATAATCCGCAAATACATATAAAAAATATTCGCAAAATTTGTCGGTGGGCGTACTATGAAAATGGCTCTGTTATGACTTCTATCAACTATCTTAAAACCATGTTCACCTTGGATAAGGTGGTTTATTCAAAGTCAAAGACTAAACGCAAGAAGAAATTTGAAAATGCAAGACAGTTAATGCAACAAACTCTTGACACAATAAGATATAAGGAAGTTATTCGAGATAATTTGTTTAACGATATGATTGAGGGAATGGACTTTAAATACTTTGAAATTACAAAGTCCGTATTCGCTGACAAGTATCTTGATGATATTGATACTTTAAACATTGTAGAGATCAATGAACTGGGAGTTAAATGTGCCGTTATTAATCTGCCTGTTGACTATTGCCGTATAGTTGGCAGAAAGAATGGTTCACCTATTGTTGCTTTTGATTTAAGATATTTTGACGGTATGGTAGAAGATGACAAAAGAAGAAAACTACAGGCTTTTCCAAGAGAAATTCGAGAAGCGTATAGTAAATATTCAACTCACAATAATATTAAGCCATGGAAAGTTTTAAATAATGATAATACAATGGTGACAAAAATTAACTGTAAGGCTATTAATCCTTATGGTGTTCCACTAATGATTTGTGCGTTGGACGATGTATTGTACGCAGATTATTTCACTTCTACAAAGCGGAATGTATTAGATCAGTTGAACAATCAAATTATTTATCAAACATTTCCTGAAGCAAAAGACGGACGTTGCACTTTGACAGAAAGTCAGCAGAGAAACCAACATAAGGTAGTTAAAGATGCTATTACTACAAGACAAAATAAATATGGCAAGTCATTTTTCTCGCTTGCCGCAGGTACAAAATTAAATGATATAAAAGTTGACACTTCTATTTTTGATGAAAAGAACGAAAATGCCAATAAATCAAAAGTGCCTGCCGATTTGGGTATTGCTAGTAGTGTCCTTGACGGTAATAGTACAGGAAACTATGCTGTTGCAACACTTAATTTGGAGTTGGTTGCAGGAAACGTATATGATTGGATAAATATGTTTATTATGGAATTGAATAAATGTATTAACGCCAATATTATTAAGGATAAAAAGCTTTATATGGAGTGTGCTATTTTACCTGTTACTTTTGTAAATAGAGATAAACAGGTTAAATATATGACCGACCTTTATGCTAGAGGTAAGGGGTCTTTGACAGCTTGGATTGCAAGCACTGGTTGGGATAGCGATGTATACTTGTCACTTATGGATTACGAACTGGATAATGATTGGGAAAATAAATATCCAACGCATAAGACGAGTTATACCATGAGTAGCAAAGATAGCGACCCAAGTGATGCAGACCACTCAAACGGTGGTAGAACTAAGGTAGCTGAAAAGACAAACGAAAATAGCATAATGAGCGAAAATCTAAATGGAAACGCTCAACCAAAACCTTCAACAACAAACTAAAACCTAAGTTGCGTTTAGTGACTAGGTTTATTTTATGTCAGAAAAGAGGTGAAAGTTAGTGTTTCATTGTGAAATAAGCGAAGCAAAGAGGTCGGACGGTCGCAGACGTGTAAAGTTGGTACTACACGAAATTCATCAAGACCGTAATCACTATAACAAAAATGGTATTAGTTACAATGAGCAGTATGTTAGAAATAATGCAGATAGTATTATTGGTATGCCTATTTGTGCAACATTTTTGGATAGTGAAAAAGATATTCCATACGACCATGGAATGACAGGTCAAGACGGCAATATGCCATTATTTGAAAATTCTGTTCAAGTAGGTTCTGCTGATGGTTGGTCTATTGAAGATATTCAGATTGATGGTGAGAAACATAAAGTTCTTATTGCCGAGGGTTATATTAATCAGCAACGTTATCCACATTTTGTTGAATGGCTTGAAAACAAAATTAATGATGGTGATACAATATATGGTTCTGTTGAATTTGTTGGTAAGGGCAAAAATAAAATAGTGTATGACGGAGAGCCTGTCGAAAAAGGTAGAGTACCAAAAGTTTATGACTATAGTGGATATTGCATTTTAACTGTCGAGCCTAGTGACGATAGTGCAATACTGATAGAACTAAATCAAAAGATAAAGGAGGACGAGAAAGTGGACGAAAAGACACTTAATCAGATTATTTCTGCTGTTGAGAATAAGATTACTGAACTCAATACTAAAAATGCAGATTACGAGACTAAGATTGCTGAAATGAATGAGATTATTTCTACAAAAGATGCAGAGATAGCAACTCTTACAGGTGAAAAGACAACAGCCGAAACCAATGCTTGTCAGAAAGACGAGAAGATTAATGAACTTAACGGACTCGTTGAAACAATGAAAGCAGAATTGAATGAACTTAAAAAGTCTGCAAAGATTGCAGAACTCAATTCAGCTCTTGGAGATTTTTCAGACGATGAAAAGAACATGGCTAAGGATAAGCTTGACAAGTTTAACGCAGATCCTATGGGTTGTGGTATCGAGGTAAACGATATTGTTACAGAAATCAACGCTTGCATTGGTGCTGAGACAAAGAAGAAGGAAAAGGCAATGGCTGTTGAGATTAATTCTCAGAACAATTTTGCCGCTGACATATTTGGTTGCGTAGATACTGACAACGATGATGATAAGAACGATAAACTCGATATTGATAATCTGTTTGTATAAAAAATACGATTGGAGGAATTTTAAATGATTAAATTTGCAAATATTGGTGATTTCAAGGTAGCACAGAATTTTGGCTATCTCAAGACACCTGTTGTTCTTGAGAACGGCATGGCTGTTACATATGATCTTAAAACAAAGGCTGTTGCTCTACCAACCGCAACAACAGCAAAGCAGGCTGGTCTTGCAGTTGTAATGAACAGAATTGATAAGCCTGAGACACTCACACCAAATGATTATAGAATTGAGGTTGGTGAGTTTCCACGCATTTTTACTCTTGCTTCTCTTGCAGGACATCTTTTTGATATGGACGATGCAGTTGTAACAACAGCTTACAATACACTCGCAGTAGGTGACAAGCTTGTAGTTGGTACTGATGGTAAGTGGGCTAAGAGTGCTGATGTTTCTGATTATGCAGAGTATCTTGAAATTGTGGAAAAGACAAGTTTTGGCGGTAACGGACTTAGAGTCGTTGTACACGCTTAATTAATGAATGTAAAATAAAGGACGGTGTTTTAATAATGATTAATACTTCTTTTGAACTTAATAATCTGAATAAGTCTGAGGTTGCTGTCAAGAACGCAAAGGCTTTCAACGAAGTAGTTGAGATTTGTTCTGCTCTTTTTGCAGGCAAAGATACATCAAAGTACGGTCAGAAGGTAGACGCAGTACGTTCAAGAATTTCAAAGCTTGGTGAACAGGCACTTGCAGGCGATAGCAGAGCAGTTGCAGAGATTAATACCATTGTAAAGTATATTATACAGCCAAGACTTCTTGAGGCAACAAAGGTATTTAATTTCCTTGGTAACTATCGTGAGATTGGCTATGATGAGCAGCCAAGAATTAAGACTTATTCTTATGAGGGTCTTGATGCTAGACTTCAGGCTTCTGGTTCTGATGTAGGTTTTGCAGGTAGAAAGTGGGTAGAGTACCCAATTGTAACTCAGACAATATCTTCTGGTATGGCTATTGATTATCGTGAGCTTGCTTCCGGTAATTTTGCTGGTACTGTAGCAGAGGAAATGGCACAGGTACAGACCGACATGAACAACAAGGGTGTTGCTTATGTATTTGATGTTATTAAGTCTGCACTGAAGAATAATACTGAATATGTAAAGTTCTATGGCGAGTATGACTCTGCTCCAACTCAGGCACAGGTTGACGGTATGATAAATAAGGTTAGAAAGCTTGGCAAGGTTGGTATTGCAGGTGACTTCTCACTTATTTCTGGTATCTGTGATTGGAACGGTTATAAGACAGTTGGTTCTACACCAATCCCATTCTTCAATGCTACACAGGTAGACGAGATTGCTAGAACAGGTCTGAATGGCTTCTATAAGGGTTCAGCTCTTATTGAACTTGAGAACCCATATAACTTCACAAAGCCACTTGCTGACAAGTCAGGTTTTGACACATACTACAATCCCAACGATCTGTGGTTTATTGCACAGGGAGCAAATTCTCCAGTAAATATCTTCAGACGTGGTGGTATTACAACTATGACAGGCAACGATGTTGAGACAGGTACAGTAAAGACACGTTTCGATATGGAGCTTGGTGCTGACGTTGTAAAGGGCAGAGAATTTGAAATTGGTCTGCTTACAAAGCAGGGTTAATTACATAATAATTATTGATGTGGCGAGGGTGTAAACTCTTGCCACATTATTATTATATTTGAAAGGAAGATTAAAATTTGGCAAATGTAAGAAAAAATACAACTACTGCCACAATGAATAACGATATTACAGAAGTAAAGTCTAAAAGGGAAATTCAGCTTACCGATAGAGTGTTTCTTGAAAACACTCGTAATTGGGAATTGGGTTTTAGGGCTGTGGAAACACAAAGAGATATTACTATTCCACCAAACGCAAAGAAATTTGCGCAGCTTAATGTTGGAGAGGTTATGGCTCAGATACAGGAAGGTAACGGAATGTTCTGTGGTACTGACGGCTTTGGCAATAACGCTTATCTGAAAATTCTTGATGAGGATATAAGAAGATACGTTTTTTCACTTGACGAGAGTGATAATAATGAACCTGTTATTCTTGATATTAACAGTGTAAAGGCACTTCTTGGCATTAGCAATAAAGCCGATTTTATGGCTGAACTCTCAAGACTTGTAGTTACTGAAGGCGATAAAAAAATGATTATTCCACTTGCCAAAGAAGTTGGAATTGACAACGTGGCAGTTTACAAGCGTAACGAAATAGAAAATATTTCAGGCTATAAGTTTTAAGAAAGGGTGTGGTTAAAATGGCTACTACCTATGAAGATGTGGTCGCTGTTTTTGAGTCCACATTTCTTGAAAGGGTTGCGTTAAGTGACGACCTTGTTTTTCAGTGGTTTAAAATGGCTTGTGGCGAGTTTTCAACTCAAATTAGTCAGCTTTACTTTAATAATGAGAAAAAAATATTTACTGATATTGACGGAAATGATATTGTTTTAAATCAGATTGTTGTTAATATATTGGGCTATACAATAAAGAGATTTTATTGTGAAAGACAATATAGCAAAATTGTCAAACGTAGCAACATAGTTTCCAAGGATTTATCAATAAACAACTCAGAGGGTGACAAAAGACAAGCTAAAGTTGAGATTGATTGGGTGAACTTTAAAATAGTTGACCTTTATGAGCAACTTAAAGATACTGCGTATAATTGAGGTGGTTGAATGAGTAAAAAATGGTATTTAATTCGGCAACCGTATTATACGGAAGGTTCTGAAAAACCAGATTTGTTGTTTGATAGTAAAATGTCATTCAATGACGTTTTAGAGGATAGCGTTATTGAAGATGATATTATTCTGTGCAGTGGAGTGTTTAATGGCGAGAATTTTGAAAATGAATTTGCTACAAAGGGCATAATTCAAAATGAAATACCTGACACGCCAACACAAGCTTGGCAAAGACAGATTTTGACTTATATTAGTACAATATCGGACTATAAGTACATTAAATATGACAATAAGATTTGGCTAATATTGACCGAGCCTACAAATAACAAACTGTATGAAAAATCTATTTTGTATTTGTGTAATTACGTTATTAAGTGGCAAGACGAAAACGGCATAGTTCATTATAAGCCGTGTAATATTCAAAATGCTTCACAGTACAACTCAGGCACAAATGAGACAAAAGTAATTACCATTGGTTACGATCAGTTGATGATGTACATTTCGCTTGACGAAGAAACGAAATATTTTCCTCATGATAAGCGTTTTTTCATTGATTATAATGACAAAGAGCCTACACCTTATAGAATTACTAGACCTGATACTGTCAGCTTCTCTTTTGGAAATAGCAGATGTATGCACATTATCTTGTCAGAGGGTCAATATAATCCGCAGACAGATAGAATTGACCTTATGCTATGTGATTACTTTAAGCCCAATAATGCAACCAAACCTGTTGAAATATCTTACAGTGGCAATGCAGAAATTCGTTGTGGTGGTACAGTAAAAACATTTACTGCAAAAACAGATAAGAGTGTCACTTGGTCTTTGAAATTACTTGATAAGCAACAAGATTTTATTACCATGATAGTAAATGAAAATAAGGTAAAGATAAAGTGTTTAAGCAACAATGCTTTAATCGGTAGCTCTTTTAAATTGGTTTGTACAGTTGATGATGTTTTGTCTGAATTGTTAATTAATATAGTGGGAGGTGTGTAAAATGCCAATAAATTCTGTTATATCGGAGTGGAAAAATAAAGCTATTTCTATGATATTATCACAAGATAATATATTAGATTTATTTGAAAAGGACGATGAAGAACTAGAAAATATTGTGTATTCTAATATATACCCTTTTTTATATATACCTTACACTCAAACTAATGTAGAATTGTATCTTAACATTGAAGTTTCAGTTCCGAAAGTAATATGGGGAGCATTTAAGGGTTATCCCCAAATGATAATCCAAATAATTTGTCACCAAGATAAAATGAGACTTAACAAAGCTGGTATTTCCAAAACTAGAATGGATTATGTGTCTGAATTGTTAGGTCAGTTATTTAACAACTCAGATGGTTGGAGTGGCAATAGAATACAACTTATTTCGGACGTACCAGATAATTTGTCACCTGTTTATAAAAGGCGTACCTTAATATTTCAAGGTGAAGAACTTACGATAAATCCATGTGAGGGTAATTAGTTATGGACGAACTTTCGATTTATCGTAATAAAAAAGAAACATTTATGTTAGGCAAGTTTGAAATTCACAACCCAACTTTGGACGAGATTTCAGACGAGTCAAAACTAGGTGAAAAACAGTTTTGGGTCATTGTGTCTGACATAATTTCAACTCCATATGATAGAAGGCTATATCTTTGGAGCAAGGGTATTGATTTTAACTCAGTAGATAGTTTTGACTTGTTTTGTGATATTGTCGAAAATCATTTGCTAACTGATGTTTCATTTATAATCCGTAATATTGATTTTGGTAAGATGAAACGCTATATTGACACGAATAGCGGTGATATTATTTTATTTGATGTTTACAATAATATTCAAATAGGTAAAGCAGATTATGAACTGCTTACTGAATATTTCAGGAAAATGCTTAATATCGCTGATAACAATATTAAAGACGGAAATGAACACACCCGAAAATGGAGATTACAATATGAATTAGACAAGCTTGAAAGACAATTAGCTAGGGGTGAGTATCAAGAAAAAGAATTTCGTTCTATTTTGTTGCCATATATTTCAACATTAACAAATATTGAAGGGTTTAAATATAACTGGGACACGGTTTGGTCGTTACCTATTAATGTTTTTTATGATTGTCTTTTAAGAAATCAAATCATAAATCAAGCACAGAAGCTTACCACAGGTTTGTATAGCGGTACTATTTATTATAAGGACATTAAGAATAAAGAAGAATTAAATTGTTTCCGTACATGGTAACGGAACAATAGAAAATAAAGGAGGAAATAATATGTTTAATCCAGACAAATTGCTTTTTAAACAAGCTATTTCAGGTCAGATGTTTTCGCCTACTGACGGAGTGCTGTTTTGGACTCTTGAAGATTTGAAAGACGTAAACATTCAGACCAATGCTACTTCACAGGATAAGACAGATGCAACAGGTGCGGTAATTGCAAAATACTATGATGCTGATACAGCTCAGATTACAGGTAATACATCGTTCCTTACGCTGTCACTTCTTGCTGCTCAGTGGGGTACAGAAAAGAACGTTGCAAGTTCTACTAACAAAATTCTCATTCCTAAAAGAGAGAAGATTAAGGTGGGTAGCGACATAACAAAGATTACTCTGAGTAAAGTTCCTGTGGGTGGAATATCATTCATTTATCTGCTCAATGAAAGGAAGGAACAGGTTGCTTCTTACAAATATGCAGCGGTAAATTCAGAAAAGGAATTTTCACTTGATGCGGCTAAGAAAGAAATTACACTTCCGACAGATACTGCTATCAAGGAAGGAATGACTATTCAGGTATATTATACATATGAGTCTGAAAATGCAGTTGACATTACAAAGAGTACGAATGATATGCCAAAATCAGGTGAATTTTGGCTTGAATCAATCTTTACAGATATTTGTGACAAGAATATTGAATATCATGGTTGGATTGTCATGGCATCTGCACAGCTTTCTCCTGAGACTCAGATACCGCTTGACAAAACAGGCGACTTCCCATTTACTATTGACTCTCTGAAGGACTATTGTAGTGACGAGGGTCAGCTTCTGAGATTTGTTATTCCAGAGGATTAATATGGAAAACAATCATGAGTGTGTTATTTGCGGTAATGGATATTATGCGTGTAATAAATGTGATAAAATAAATAGTTGGAGGAGATATGTGGACACCCCATCTTGTTATCAATTATTTTTAATCATAGAAGAATATATGCACGAGGTTATCTCCAAAGCTGAAGCGAGAAAACTACTTGCTAATATTGGTATTACTTTTAAAACATTAAAAAAGGAAGATTATAAAGAGTCGGTTTATAATGTTTTGGCTGATATTACAAATTTCAAAAATAGCACAACAAGTAAAAAAATTAAATAAAATAGAAAGGGCGGTTATTATGATAAGTATTGACCGCCCTTATTTTTTTTATAAAGAGGTAGAAATGGCAGATAGAAGCAAGTTTAATGTAGATAAAGACAAATCAAAACGTAGTTATAATGGTATTATTTTTGACTCAGTGTTAGAAATGAAATATTATCGTGATGTACTTTGTCCTTTAGTGGAAAGCGGTGAAGTGATTTCGTATGAGTTACAGAAACCATATGAACTGCAACCGAAGTTCATTCACGATGGCAAAACTGTGTTGCCAATTAAATATGTCGCTGATTTCGTGGTTACTTATAAAAATGGTGTCACTGAAGTTATAGATACAAAAGGTATGCCAGACTCAGTGGCAATACTTAAACGTAAATTGTTTTGGTATTGCTATCCAGACATTACATATAAGTGGATTACTTATGCTAAAAAGTTTGGTGGGTGGATTGATTATGATGAGTGTAAGAAACTGAGAAACGCAGAAAAGAAACGCAAGAAAACGGAGGAAAATTGAATGAAAAATAAGCTTAGTTTTGCGGAAATGCAGGCATTTATAAATAATGTAGTCAAGGGTACAGTTGAGTACGGAGCAGGATATGAAGAAATTTTGCGTAAATATTACGTTGTCACTCTTTACGGAGAACATAAATTTTCATCAGATGATATTGCAGAGATTTATGATAGTGGAGAGCTGGATAGGGAATGTAATAATATTGATTGGGAGTCGATTGATGACGCACAGTATAGCATGATTAATGCAGCTATTGACAGCGGTATTGACATGAATGTTAGATACAAGGCGGCTGAAAAGGTTATGAGCATGGCAAACATAGCTATAACGGAGCTTGCAAGCAAGGCAAAAGAAATGATAGAACAGATTAGTGTTACTACGAAAGATATTGACACTGAAAGCTTAAATGAAGTGTTAAAAACACTTAAAGATAGTAATGACATGGCAAATAAAATTGTAATTTCAAACAACAAGGACGGTGACTAATATGTTCTTTGCAGAACAGGAAATAGCACTTGGGATAGTTCCTAATGCTAGGAATATTCATAGGTTTGTGTATTTTGCACAGGTACGTCCCTCTGTGATTAATCTAACAACAGGTAGAACGGTCAATGGCAAATCAATTATAGGTCTTTGTAGCTTGGGTTTAAGAAATGGTGATAAAGTTACGATAGAAACACATAGTAAGGTTTCTCAGGAGCAAGCTGACGAGGATTTAAAGCTTGTTGTAAAGTGGTTGCGTGGTGAGGAATAAATGGTTGTAAAAAACCTTAAAGAACTAGAGCGAGAACTAAGAACAAGAATTGATTACGCTCTGCTTACAGATGTTGCCGAGGTTGTTACCACTGTTATGCTAGATCATATTGAAAGAGATGTTTACGATAGTTATGTACCACATGAATATGTAAGACGATATGATAATGGTGGTTTAATGGATATTAATAATATTAATTCTTCTATCGAAGGTGACACTTTAGTTGTTGAAAACAATACAATGGCTAACCCTTATATTTTTGTACAGGGGAAAATGATTAAGTCAGATAATGCAGGTCAAGAATTAGCATCTATCATTGAAACTGGTTGGGGGTACGATTTTGGAAATTGGACGTATCATGGTGTTGCTAGACCATTTATATATAACACAAAAGAGGATTTAAGTGATAATAAATATCACGTTATAGCTTTAAGACAAGGACTTAAAAGACAAGGAATAGAGGTGAAGTGAAATGGCAGATGATTTAAAAATACGAGTTCCTGTGGAACTTGACACAAGTAAAGTTAAGGACGATATACCTAAATTAAATAATGTACTTGCAAATGATAATAAGGCTCATGTTAAAATCATTGGTGAGTTGGACTTGAGTAAAACACAAAAGAAGATTCAATCTCAACTTGCTACAATCAGCAAAAATCTAAAAATAGATATTGGTGGTTTAAATGTGACCTCTATTCAGAATAGTATAAAGGTTGCTGAAAAACAGGTAACTAGCTCTGTTAAAAATATAAAGCATGAGATACAGAATATTGACACAACTCTTGCAGAAACTTTCAAGGCAGGTTTTAATAAAGACGGACAGATAGATATTGTTAAAACTATTGAAAATGCAAGAAAGGTTTTGAGTCAGTTTGGCAATCCGACATTTTCATGGACTAAAGATAGTTCGGGTGAAGTCGCTCAAATTACGGCAGAAGTTACAAGTTTAACAGGTCAAGTTGAAAAATTGAAATATGTTCTGAACGAAACAAATGGGTCATTTGACTATCTATCGGGTAGCAGTTCTGAAAAGGGTATCTTAAAACTGATTGCGGATATTGATAAGGCTAAGTCGGATTATACTGCTAAACTTTCGGCATTTAAGTCAGCGAATAAAGGTATTGAATCGGGTATAGGAAATGAAATTAATGCCGTTAATGCTGCTATTGACAATCTTGGCAATGGTGGTTCTATTGCAGAGGTTGATAAACTATTCAATTCATTAAAAACTACTGCAAGCAATATCAGGCAAAATTTAAAATCTCTTACAAGTTCTTTTAACGAAACTACAAATGCCGAAAACACTTTGGCTAAAATGCCTGCAACAATACAGGAAATATCCAATAGTTTTTCAAAACTTAAACAACAACCGTCAGAGGTTTCCGAATTAATTGGTAATTTAAATTCCCAATTAAACAAGGTTAATGAAACCGAAAGTCAATTTGGGCGAAATGAAAAATGGTCTGAGGAATATCGTGAGTTAGTTGTTTCGGTTAAAAAAGCAGAAACAGAAATAAAGAGTTTACAGTTACTTGAAAAATCTGATAATTCTGAGGCACAACAGCAAGCTAGTAGATACAATAAAATTATCGAAAATATTTCGCTAATTAACAAGTTAGAAAAACAACGTATTTCAGCAGGCAAAGAGGAAACTGTTGAAATAAATAGGCAAATAAAAAATGCAAAGGGTAGAATATCTACAGCCGAAAGCTATTTAGAAAAACATAAATTAATTTCTTCGGAATATGAAGAACAAATACGTCTGCTCAAGAGAACAGGTGAATATGAACAGGCTATTGTAAAAGCTAAGTCTGCTGATAAATCGTCAGTTACCTCTACTAAAACAGAAAATAATGTAGCTAGACTTACGCAAAATCTCACCACCTTAGAAACAAAATGGAAAGAGTCGCCTATTTTTAATGGAGAGTTTCAAGAAAAGTTTAATGAGTTAAAAACAAGTTTGTCTAATGTAGGTGGCGATCCTAAAGCATTAGACGAATATCGTATTAAACTCAATGAACTAACAAATGAGTTAAAGAGGGCAGATGTAGCTTATAAAGCTAGTTTTTCTAGCAATAAATCACAACAGAATATAGAAGCTACAAAGCAGAACATTAAAAAGTTAATATACACAATTCAGACATGGCAACAGGCTAATACTAAAGCCATGGGCAAGAATACTTTTAATGGCGGTACATATCAGGTTGAAACTGATAATATGATAGCCTCACTCAAAAAGTTGCTTAATGCTAGCGATCTAACTGCGAGCGATTTGAAAGTCAATGTTGATAAAATCAATCGTAGTTTTAGGACAATGAGTTCTGAGGCACAGGCAGCAGGTGTGAATGGTTTAAGCTTTTTTGACAAGATTAAAGAGGACGCTTTAAAATTCACAAGCTGGATGAGTTTAACTACTGTGATTTCAGGTATATCCAGAGAAGCTGTTAAGTTCTATAATAATGTTGTAGATATTGATACAGCTATGACAGACTTGCGTAAGGTTACTGATAACACAAATCAGCAATATGCCGAGTTCTTTGATAATATAGGTCAAAAGGCTAAAGATTTAAAGATTGATTTATCTGATCTTATTTCTCAAACGGCAGAATGGGGCAAACGTGGATATAGTTTAGATGAAGCCGAAACACTTGCCACAAACTCAGGTATTTATTCAGTTGTTGGTGAAGTAGATAATGCAACAGCAGTACAAGATCTAACAACAGTTATGAAAAGCTATAACATGACAGTTGATGAGTCTATCAATATTGTCGATAAGTTTAACGCAATATCAAACAAGTATGCTGTTTCAGCAAGTGATATTGGTGATATGTTGTCAAGGTCAGTATCTTCACTGAGCGTAGCAGGAAATACATTAGATCAGGCAATAGCAATGGGTACAGCCATTACAGAAATAACTGGAGACGCAGCCGAAGCGGGAAATAGTTTGAAAGTCCTGTCAATGCGACTTCGTGGAGCAAAGACAGAACTTGAAGATGCAGGCGAGTCAACAGAGGGCATGGCAGTATCAACCTCAAAACTGAGGGAAGATATTAAAGCTCTTACTAATGTAAATGGCACAGGTGGCTTTGACATAATGAAGGACTCTCAGAACTTTAAGAGTACCTATGAAATTATGAAAGGTATCGCCAATGTTTGGAACGACCTTACTGATACATCAAAAGCCGCTGTCATAGAGAAAATTGCAGGCAAGCAAAGAGGCAATACAATTACTGCATTGCTTACGAATATGAGTCAAGCGGATAAAATTGTTAATGACTCAATAGGCTCTGCTGGGTCTGCTATGTCAGAGTATGAAAAATACCTTGACTCTATTCAAGGAAGAGTGCAAGGTTTTCAGACAAGTATTGAAAATTTGTCAGCTACTCTGATTAATGGTGATTTAGTTAAATTCGGTATCACCAGTGGAACACAAATTATTGATGTTCTTGATAATCTAATTAGTAAATTCGGTGTTTTAGAAACACTTATTCCTACCGTTATGGCAGGATTATCATTCAAAAACGTAGGTAAACAATTATTAAAGATGCCAACTTATGCACAGCCACAAACTATATGTGCATAGGTCACACACGTTTTAAAATAAGGTTGCCAAATTGCTGGGAACGGCTAAAGCTTTGCAACTACTTGTAGCAATGGTATTACAAGAGTGAGGAAACTCGGAAACAATAGCAAAGATAACATATGCTGAGATAAAAGCCTATTATACTATTACAATAGGTGCTAAGTGTTGTTAAAAATGTCAGGTCAGCAGCCAACCCCTATCGGGAGATACGGACTAGGTTCAGAGAGTAGACGGTAACTATCTTGTGGCAAGATAAAGGTGTACTCCAACTATAGGTAACACCTATAGCGTTTCCAAAATGAATTATCCCTCATTTATTTAGTTTTGCCCTTTAACAGTAAGGGTGGGATAAAACTGTTATTAATCATTTTGCATAGTGATTTATTATACACTATTCATTTGCGTATGTCAACACTAAATTTGTTCGTTAATAAAAATTTTACATTTATATTCACACAATGTTTGTTAATGCAACCAATATATGGCTTGACATTAGTTCCCAAAATGGGTATACTAATAATAGAAATATGCGTTAGACGCATAAATTATTATTCTTACGCATAATTTATTAGTTATACGCATATTTTAGGTGCTTGCCCCTATAATATAATAGAGGTGATACCGCATGGGAGAAACTAATAACAAAAAGAATGTACGTAAAAAGAAGCAGGAGTTGATAGATATGGCAGTTATGAGTAAACCTGTAAATCTTGCCTTCGTTGTTAGAGAAGATAAAGCGGACGAATTTATTAATTCCAAGTCCTCCGCAGCAGTTATTTCAAAAATAAAAAAACAGGCAAGAGAGATGATGAAACATTCGACTTGTAACGGACAGCCATGGGACGAAGATATTAGGAAATCACTTGAAGATTAAACTATAAGTATTTCATTTTAATTAACAACTACACACAAAGGTATAAAATTATTTTAAAATTTAGAGGTGAGGTTTATGGCTAAAACAATAAATGTACAGAATACTAAGATGTCAGTTGAGGAATTTAATCAATTTATTACAGCCAATTTAGATTTTATACTGAGTAATGTACCGCACAATCCGACAATAAACAAAGATGATGAGTGGAATGATAAAATCTACGATAATTATGCAAAAATCGATGACGATAGGAAGTGACATAAATGGCGAAGAAACAATGGGAGTTGTGGTACGCTAATTTTCCCTTTGAAGATAAAAATATCTCAAAGGATAGACCTGTTATTATATTGAGTGTGCAACCTTTGTGTGTACTGTCAATTAAAGTGACAAGTCATGAAGTGAGAGAAGCCGATAAATATGATGTACCTATTACTCATTGGCAAGAGGCAGGATTAAAGCATGAGTCTGTAGCACGAATTTCCAAAACCGTATCGTTGGATAACAGTAAGTTCCGAAGAAAAATTGGTGAACTACATAAAGATGATATTGATATTATTCTTGAAAATTATGTTCAGTTTTTGCTTGAGTCAGATCAGGTTAAAATGGAAAACGGCAAGGGTGACAACGAGTTACTGAACGCAGCAAATGAATAGTCATAAAATAAGACCTTAGTTCTCCACAAACACTTCAAATGTTTGTCGCTACTAGACAAGCGACTAATAAATAGTCTAGTTCAAATGTAGTTTCATATAGTCTCGCCTAAAGCGAGGCTATATGTTTTAATTGGCATAAACTACAAAGCGTTAAAGTCAAAAAAATAAATAGAATACAATGCAAATAAAGCTCCGATATTCTCGGAGCTTTTGTTATACATGAACACACATTGTTTACTTTTGCCCATTTGTACACTTGTGTATACTCATACACTCATACACTCGTATTCACTATCTATTCTCTCAAATTAACATTTACGTTAGTCCAATCCTTGCCGTCACGTTCCATAGTGACAGTATAGTACAATCTGCCCTTAACACCAAAACTATTTTCAGCATCCACATAAGATGATACGGTGTAGCTATCATTATGATGCGTAATAAAGTTTTTATCATACATTGGATAATCTGCCGTGGCAGGGGCTTTTAACTGTTTATTTACATAGAATTTAGCTGCTGTGTAAGCTTCTTGACTGTAGTCTTTTTCAGAGCTTGCACTATTTATGGCAAGGTAAATAATTAAAATTAATATGCCCCATGCAATTACATTAGCAATAAAAATCCCCAAACAACCATTACTTTTTTTGTTTTTGTTGGGTATCACGTTTGTGTTTTCTTCCATTTGTATTTCCTCCATTGTTATTTGTATCAAAACTGCAAATATAGGGTTTAGGTCTTTAAAACAACCAAAGATGATGGTGGTAATGATAGGATAAGTGTATTTGGGCAAAGGATAACTCAGTTGTCCGATTTTAAAAAGATAAATCCGTTTAGTCAGTTTAAAAACAATTCACTTATTCCTGTAAATGAAATAGCAAACGTCCGTCAATTTAATAATCTTTTAACACAAGGTAAATCAGTAGCCGAAGCCGAGTCAATAGCTTTAAAAGGCTGTTCTAAAACAACTCTTGACATTGCTAGAAGTGCTAATGGTGCAGCGGTATCAGAAGAAATACTGTCTGCTTCTTTAAAGGGCGTTGCAACTTCTTCCAAACTTGCTGCTGTTGGTATGAAAGCGTTGTCTATTGCTGGCAATATGCTTACAGGTTTAGCTATTTCTTTCTTGCTTGATGGTATTATAACACTTTTTGATAATATTGTCAATGGTGCAGATAATGCAAAAGAAAGTTTAGCTCAGTTCACAAGTAGTTTTTCTGACTCTATTGACAAATTAGATGAAGAAAACAAGTCAGTAAACGAATTAGTAAATCGTTATGTAACTTTGGTTGCAACAACAGATGACTTGTCGACCGTTAAGGACGATTTGAATACTATTCAGGATAATTTAATTGATAAGTACGGCAATGAAGCTAAGAGCCTTGACTTGCTTAATGGCAAAATGTCTGAAAATATTAAGAAAATCAAAGAGTGGAAAAAAGAAAAGGCTGAAAGCGAACTTTACCAAGAGTCAGATATTACTGATCCTGATGACGAAGATAGAAAGCTGAGTATTAAAGAAGCCTATGATTTAGCACAAAAGAAACTAAAAGAGGGAAGCTCTTTTAACAAGGGTCTTTTTACTACTGATTACGGTGGCAAAGGGCAAGCCTATGTATCAGACGGTCTATTTAGTGGCTATAATTCTAATGCTGACATCAACAAGGTCGGCTCTCGTGGTTATGGTGATTGGTACAGTTACAAGAATGACATTGAACCAATTCTCAAAAAGTATAATAACGTTGGTATAAGCACTAATGCTTATAGTAATTTACTTTTCGCAGGTACAATGCAAGAACGTATTGATACCATGCAAAAGGTTTATGATGAATTATCCGAGAAATGGGCAAACATTTCAAAAGACGATAATCGTAACAAGTGGTTGGCTGATTTGCAAAAAGAAATTGCTACCACAACAGAGGAATATGATAAACTTTCTAATGCCGTTGATAAATACAACGAAATTCAGAAAACACTTGAAAACTATAACACAAGTGAAGAATTTAGTAAAGCATTTGATGAAGCTCAGAAAGCTACTGAAAGTTATAGTCATGCTGTAGCAAATAAAAATATTGATGATGTTGATAGGCTTTATGATTTAACTCAGCAATACAAGGACAAATTAATTGACTTGGCTAATGGTGATGAGGATTTAATTAGCTATGTCAATACTTTCTTTGAGTCTTTGCCTGCAAAATTGACAACAGGTACTTTTGATATTTCTGAGTGGACGGACGATATTGACGAAGTTCAAAATAAAGCAAAATCACTTAAAGATACCTTAACAAGTCTGCAAGACGGAAGTATTTCGGATAGTGACTTAGTTGAACTGTTTAAATCATATCCTGACTTGGCTAAATTCTCGGGCAACACGGAAAAGCTGACAGAAGAAGTTAAGAAACTGATAAGACAAAACCCTAAAGAATTAATAAACAGATTAAAAGAACTATCAAACAGTTTGCCGAATGGCAATGATAAGGCTAATGTAGAAGGTCTTATTTCAAGTCTTGAAAAACTTGGAGAGGTAGCTTCTTCTATTTCCGACGTTAAACTGTCTGTAGACGATATTGAGAAAATTTATGAGGAAACGTTTGATGATCTTATAGATAAAGCTGAGGACGAGAAAGATGTTCTTGAAGAACAAAAGAATATTCTTACAGAACAAAAAACTCAACTTGACAATATTATTTCTCAGTACGAAACTGTTGCAAACACAGTAGAGTCTTATATTGACGAGCAGAAATCAGCTATTGAGGACAGATATAATGCTGAAATTGATGCCATTAAAGCTGTTAATGAAGAAAAACAAGATACTATTGACTTACAGGAAAAGCTAAATAATCTTGAAAATGCTAAAAAGAAAAAGGTAAATGTTTATTCTGAAGCTAGTGGTTGGCATTTGGAAACCAATACCGAGGAAGTAAACAAGGCACAGCAGGAATATGAACAGGCTAGTGCTGATAAACGTGTATCTGACCTTGAAAAGCAGCGTGATAAGGAAACTTCATTGTGGGATAAGTATAAACAACAGTGGCAAGACCTTATCAACAGCTCTACTAACACAGAAAATGAACAGCTTGCCAAAGATATTTTAGGTGTTAATTGGACGGACAAAATAGCACAGCAAGACACAAATATTCTTAATGACTTTGCAAGCAAATACCAATCTTATCGTTCTCAACTTTCAGATCAGGTTGAAAAGGAAATTGAGAGCGTTGAAAAAGAGATAACGGCTAAAAGCAAAGAAATTGAGGCATACAAGAAAGAAAAAGAAGCTTTATCAAAGTATGTTACAGATATTACGAATAAGAATAAAGACTACATAAAACAGTTGACAGATGTTTCTGAAAAAGAAATGCAGACTATGGAAGGTAGGACTAAGTTCTTAGAGGATTGTAAAAAACGTGCTAGGGAAGCTCTTGACTATTCTGATATTTCTGTTGAGGGTGCTAAATCGAATGGTTTGTATCTTGTTCAATATGACGGTGAAACTGTTGGAACAGGGCTTGATGAAGCACAAGCAGAACAGTTAAAATCTGAACTGTACGGCAAAATGGTTTCATCAGAACTATTGGCTAATCCTATGCTTGGTAAGAACAAGGGTGCATTAACAGCTATTCTTAATGCTTTAAAGAGTAAGTTCAACATTATTAAGCCATATCGTTCAGGTGGTATTGATGATTATACAGGGCTTGCACAACTTCACGGAAAGCCAAATGCAGTTGAAACTATCTTCAATTCAGAGCAAGGCAGAAAGCTATACAACCTTGTGGCTAATACAGATAATCTTGTCAATTATATTGGAGATAAGATTTACAATGGTATAACAGATTTGGTAAGGACAAAAATGTCCTCGCCAAACAATATTCAAAATAGAAGTGACACAAACAATAAGACTATTGTATTCCAGATTGATACTGTCAATACAACAGACGGCACAACATTCTTAGAGCAGATGAACGCTTATCTGCAACAGGCTGATTTTGATAGAATAGTCGGTAAAAATTATTAAATAAACACAAAAGTAATAAAGAGCCATTAATTATTTAGTGGCTCTTATCTTTTGGAAAACAAGAGAGGTGAAGAAAAAAATGATTATGACTCCTACATTGGTATTTCCTGATGATGAGGTTGTAAAGATAGATAAACATAAGGACGTAAATGGTGAATATGATCGTGCGCCACATTTCAGTTATCAGTTTAATTGTACAGCAGGTTCGGCTATGCGTTGGGCATTGTGCGAGTACACAAACCTTAAAACAGGTGAGGTTAATCACTCTTATTTTCCAAAGGGTGGTGACATAAACATCTTTTACAATGGTGATAAAGTTGGTGTTAATGAGTTAGTTTTTAATGACATTGCAGAGAACGGTCATGATTACCAATATCGATACATTCTTTTTCAAACAGACCCTACAACCATAGCTGACGACACTCAACATGGAGATGGTGTTGGTTTGTATGATATGTATTTCTGCCGTGGTAAAATCCAATCTTCGGGTACTACATCAAGTTTTATGATTAACAAGGAAATTGCAAATCTCAAGAGCGCGTACTATTATGAGCGTTCCGACGGCTCAGTGTATTTAGTCGGCGGCGCCTATATCGAGATTGGAGAAGAAAGACGACTGATAGAAACCTACGATTATGAAACTGGTAACGTAAGATTAAAGTCTGGTTTTACAACAGCCCCCGCAAGAGGCACTGAATTTAGGATATTTACTAATTACTTTATAGATAAACCACATTATGTAAAATGCAGAAATGACCCTGATTGTATTGTTACGGCTGAAGTAAATGAAAACAATTCTACTAGACCAATACATTGTGAAACAACGTACACTCACCCTAATCATGTCGGATTGAAATATTATAAGTATTATTTGTATCAAATAATTAATTCAAATGTAGTCTATGACGGAACTATTCAGGACAGCACAAATGATACAACTCAGGTCAATCTTGGTAAAAGTATAGGTGAAAATATAGTAAATAAGTGTATTACTATAGAGGTAGAGCCTAGTGGAACAGAGGGTCATGTTACCAAGGGTATTAATGGTTTTATTTCTAACTACAATACTGCTACAGGAATGGCTACAATTTATTGCCCTGCAAATACTCAGTTTGTAAAAGGTGCAAAGTTTACTGTTTATAGTGGAACACAGAAATTGATTGATGAAAGTCCTGCAATTTATAATTTCAGACTCGACTATGATTTCTATGCTATGCAAGCAGGAAATTCATATTGTGTTGTTAGTGAGATTATGACACTTGACGATAAAATGTATCATTTTAGCAAAAGAGTATCGTTCCAAGGCAACGAGTTAGGTGATTTAGTAAACAACTTTAATTGTCTAATAATTAATAATCGTATAGCAATGCTGTCATGGAATACAACTCTTAGTGGTACTGCAAAGATTTTTAGACGTAATGTAAATGAAGAAGATTATGTTTTTCTTGGTACTACTAATACAAAGAGCTTCTTTGACACAACAGTTGGCAATAAGCAGACTTATGAATATTATGTTTGTTACGGAGATTACAAACCATATAAATCAGAGCAAGTATCGGTAAACAAGGACGGTTGGTTTATATACTCTTTAACCGATTTGGGTACAAAATATAACAAAAAGTATTATGCTATTTCTGAGTGTTGGGAGTTTATAACAGGTATGACCGATAATGATATTACATCAAATATTGGTCTTGCGGTACACACAGGAACAGGTATTAAGCCAAAAACAACTAGAACAGTAACAGATTATGAGAGTGGTTCTTTCTCTGCTGATCTTTTGACAATTAATTGCCCTGACGGTCAAATAGTCGATAATATTGACAGAGTAAAAGCATGGACTAAATTTATTAAAGGTAAGAATGATTTTATGTTAAAATCTCATAAGGGCGATGTTTGGATTATAAATATCTCAGATAACCCTACCAGAATTTATGATAGCACAAGTGTATTAGGGCTGACTAATATTAAGTATGATTGGATTGAAGTTGAAGATATAAACGATGTAATAATTATTAGATAGGAGGTAGGAAAGTGTTATGGATTATTATAATAAAATAGACAATGCTTATCTTGCCGAGTTACATAAACCAATGCGAAAAATGTATGTCAAAATGGAAATTTTATCACACTATGAAGGTGCTATTGGCGAAATAACAAGTGACTTATCTTCTACAGATGGTTCAATAACGATTAATAAAGAGCAAGGCTGCCGTAGGTCTTGCTCTTTATCTATTATTGATAGAAGCGGTAAATATATACCTCAAAAAGATAGCTCATTTTGGTACAATCGAAAATTCAAGATCTTCATCGGCTTGCAAGTTGATGAGAATATTTATTGGTTTCCGCAAGGTGTTTTTGTTACAAAGTCAGCAAACTCTAATGGTAGACGATTGAATGTTGAGGGTGTTGATAAATATGGTTTTCTTGACGGAACATTAAATGCTAGAATGTGCCTTGTTGAGTATCAGGCTAGTGTAACTAATTCTAAAAAAGGAACGAATATTGCAACTTTAATTAAGGACACGCTTATGCTTGATTTGGGTAATAATATACCTCTTGACCCTGTTGAGCCGATTATTGACCCTATATTTTATAATGTAACTCTGTATGACGATATTGTAATCGATGAGGGTGGTTATCTTGGTGAGATTTTTGACAAGATTGCCGAAATGTATGGTGCTAACATCTATTACGATGTCAATGGCAGATTGAGAATGGAAAGAGTTTTTAACTATAACTTACCTTCTTGGTATCGTCATTTATCACCACAATTTGAATTGAGTGAAACCGAAATTACAGAAACGGATATTAATTATACTTATAATTATGACGGTGTAAACATTATTACAGTTACAACAGACAATACAAGTGGTGAAATTTATTCGTACACAGCTAAAAATGAAAACCCACAATCACCTGTAAACATAAATGCTATTGGCTATAAGGGCTTAGATGGTGGCACTTATTATATACCCCTAGGAGATACAAGTGAAGAAAGCGGAGAGGAAAAGTGTAGGCAACAAGCCGAATATATGTTATTACAACATACTTGTATGAGTACAGGTATTAGTTATAATCTGCCGATCACTCCACATCTGAATGTTGATAATACCGTTAGGGTTAGTAATGATTATTATAATTTTGACAAACAGTTATTTATCGTAAATTCTATTACAATGCCTTTATCGGCTACTGAAATGAGTATTGAAGCCACTAATCTACAATGGCTGCCATTTGATACAGATTGTATTTCGATTTACTGTGAAACTTTAAGTGATACAGTGACAATATCTTATAATACGAATGGTGGCAAGGACAAAGACGGCAATACTATCACTTATAAGAGTATCAGCCAACCCCCTAATAAACAAATTGTTTTACAAGGTGGGGATATGTATAACGAGAATAAATTGTTCGCATGGACGGATAGTCAAGGCAATAAATACAATTATGGTGACGTGTACATTGTACCAAATAATAACGCAACACTGATAGCTCAATGGATAACAGGAAATGAAGTTACAGTTACCAATACATTGTCGGCAGATAGTACGGTAGAATTTCAATCTATGTCACCGTCACGTTGTTTGATACGTTATGATGATAACGAAGTAGCCAGACGTAATACAAACGCAATTTCAACATTTAAAAAGAATTATTCTTTGGGTACACACGATACAACTATTGTGTCTGAAAGTGATGATTTAACTAACTTTGACAATGCTTTTGATAAAGAAACAACTACAAAGATAGATTGTTCCAAAGTAAAAGCTACCTACCTCACTTCACCTATGGGAAACAGATTTGAGAATATGACAGACTTTGTTTTCCCTGCTAATCTTGCAAACATTTCGACCAGTAAGGGCGTGCTGTCAGGTTGTAAAAAGCTTACCAAGATTACATTTCCTATAGCATACTGTGATATTTCACACCCTGAATCGTTTCTTGCTAATAGCACATTTGTTAATGGTTTGGAACTACCTTACACCTTGAATTTCGTACCAATGGTTTCAGTTGATGGGCAAACAGGTATCGAAGAAATAAAACAAAACGAGATATTAAAAGGAAGTCATGTTGTTGGAAACTTAAACATCAAAGCGGCAACTACAAATAAATGTGTAGTGTATGTAAATAAAGAAACAACAAGTTTAGTTATTTATCCCGCAACAGTGCAGGGAAGATTTTATCTTATGGGCAAAGGTATTGATGGAGATTTATCTGGACTTCAAACTATACAAATTGGGCGATCTACTAATATTAACGACACCGATGGTTTTGCAAGTAATACATCGGCAAACATAAATCTGAGTTTGGACTTTCAATCGGGTAATTGTACTACTAAAATACCTAAAAACGCTTTTAACGGCTATAGTGGTAATACGATTAATGTTGTAATTTATGGTAATGTGACCGACAGCAATGGTATCACGCTTGAAAGCGGATCGTTTTGCAATATGCCTAATATGACAAAATTGCCAATGACAAATAGCATAAGCTTAAAAGTTATACCTGAGAACTGCATGAATAATTTAGCTTCATTAACTTTAGCAACTACAGGCTATGTGGTTGACGTTGAGGGTTGTAACGATATGCCTAACCTGACAACTCTAAGAATTGAAAGTTCTTGCGAAATAGTGAATGGATTTAATAACTGCCCTAAATTGAAAAATTTGTCATTCATGAGTGACGGAAAAGTAAAAGAAATTGGTGGTTTAAATAGTAATGCTATTACAACATTTTATATTCCAAATATGGCTTTGTCTGTATCGGGCGTGAATAATTGCTCTGCATTAACAACGGTTGTTATTGGAGCTTCTTTGACTAGCTTTACAGGGTTTAATAATTGTCCTAAGTTAAATAAGTTTACTGTGGATAGTTCTAATACTACTTTTAAAGTCGTTGATAATAACCTCTGCCAAGGGAATAAACTCTGCCGTGTTCCAATGAGTAAATCAGATATTGTGGTAACAAATGGTACAACGGAAATCATGAGCAATGCTATTCAGATTGCCTTTGTAAACAGCATTTCTATTCCAAATGGTTGCATTTTAGCTAACGACTCAATCAAATGTCAAAGCGTAGGTCAAATTATTCTCCATACTTCTTTTAACACAGAAACTGGGAAATATAATAATTTAACTATGACCGATTTTAGTACCCTTGATAATGTACAAGTCGGAACTATTTTCACGTATGGAAATGGTATAACAGATACTACAAACGCAAATTGTTTGCCTATTGTAAAATACTGTATAGAACATAATATCAATTATGTTGATATGAACGAAACAAATACTAACGCTCGTGGAGCTATTGGAATAAGCGGTAATGCAGAATTGGATGGTGATAACTGATGATAAATACTTATACTTGTACTCCAAATCAAACTTCTTCTGAAACTGTGTTTGCAGATTTAAAAACATTTTTTGAAGATAAGTGGGCTTGGAGTAAAATTGAAACAAATTATCCTGATAGTGAGTCCACCGATTATAACACTTTGACATTTTGGATTGATGGTACAACGTACTTTAGAATAATGTTTGACCCTGCAAAGTCACGTTATTGGGCTGGGTGTGGTGAATATGACTCTTCCCAAACGTCACCATATGCTGATTATGTCAGCTTTACCTATAGCAAGTTTGATAGTGTCATGTTGTATACTACAAGTCGGGGAATGTTGATTTTGTTTAAAAGTGGAGATAATGACTATGTATTAGGTGGGGCTATTGCAAAGATGAGAAAGCTGTCCGATGATACAGAGATAACAGGTTTCTTTACCCCTACTTCAAATTCAGGACATCAAGGAAGTAAAATGGCAAGTTTGTATAATATGTTTAGTCAAAGTTTGCACAATGGCGGTACGAACCTTGTACCACAAGTTGATTTTAATATACCATTGAATAGCACAGTTGAGGGACAATACGCTGCTAAAACTGACGGAATATTCTATGTTTATATGGGACAAGACAGTGTGTTTCCTGCTGACGGAACTGTTGTAAAATTCACAATGAATGGTGTTAAATATGTAGGTAACTGCAAAATGGTTTTAGCCGATTATTCGTAAAGGCGGTGTACAGAATGTCTAAAATGAATAAGCTGATTAAGGAAAGTCAAGATAATAAAAAAACACTTGGTTACACCTATGGAACGGTTAAAAGCTACGACTCTACAAATTGTACAGCCATTGTTTCGCTATTAGAGTATAATGGTGCTGAAAAATCTTTTCTGAATAAATCAGGTGAGATTTTAAGCATGGGAGACAGTGTGTGGATCTATTTCCGTGGTGGCGGTATAAACGCTGGCTACATTGCTATTAGGAATGGCAAACCCATACCTCTAGGAAGTAAAAATTCTAATATAGGACGATTTGTTGAATACGTTGATAGTAATGGTTATCATCACATTTCGGAAAAGTTTAATTATTATGGCAATTCTTATTATCTCGAAAATATTGCTCATGGTGATTATAACCATGTTGAAGGTCAAGCAAACCACTGCTACGAATATAGTTATGACAGCAATAATTATATTGATTTTTCAGAAATGAAAATTCGCAATATACCCTATTTTCGTGAAAATAGCAGTTTAAATTCCTTAACAGGTTTTAATAATACTAGCGTTGGTGGATGTTCTAATCACGTCAGTGGTATGTGGAATATGTCTGAATATAGTGTGGCGGTTGATTGTAGTGGTGCAAAAAATACTATTTCCAATTCTCGTAATACATATGTTAGTGGCGTAAATAATATACTAGAGGGTGTAGCTGATAGTATTGTAGTTGGCACATTGAATATTGTTAAGGGTGACAAAACTAAAGACCAAATGGCAAAATATAACGCCGTGTTTGGATATCATAACGAAATTCTTAATTATGATAGATGTCTTGTCGCAGGTGCATGGAATCACGCCACGGCAAATAACCAAACCGTTATAGGTGTCAATGCAAAATCAACTTATCAAAGCTCGGAAAACGCTGATATACTATTTAATATAGGAAATGGTCAGGAAAAAGATGGTACTCTAATTCAAAATTCTGCAATGCAAGTAGATTTTTCTGGCAATGTTTATGCTGGCGGTGCGTATAAAACTATTGGCGCTGACTATGCCGAATATTTTGAATGGCTTGACGGAAATGTTGACAATCAAGATAGGATCGGATTATTCGTTACGCTTGACGGTGATAAAATCAAGCTTGCAAATAAAGACGATTATATACTCGGCGTCATATCAGCTAATCCGTCTATTGTTGGTAACTCTGCTGAATTAGATTGGCATGATAAGTATAAAACAGATGTTTATGGACGGTTGATTTATGATGAGTCACACAATCCTATAGTCAGTAAAAACTATAACGATACGCTTGAATATGTTCCTCGTGGGGCTAGAAAAGAGTATAGCAAAGTTGGCTTGTTAGGACAGTTAGTAGTTCAAGATGACGGAACGTGCGAGGTCAACGGATATTGTACGGCTAGTGTGAATGGCGTGGCAACCAAGTCAGATAGTGGTTATAGGGTTATCAAACGTATTGATGAAACACATATAAAAATAATACTTAAATAGAAAGAGGGCTAACAACCCTCTTTTATTATTGGAGGAAAAGTTATGAAAGAGATTATTACTCAGATGATTACAGAGTATTTGCCTGTAATTTTAACAGCGGTTATGACGGCTATTGTCGGTTTTGTAAAATCGAAGTATACAAAAATCGCAAATGACAGCATTAAGAAAGATGTGGCGGCTACAACGGTTAAGTACATAGAACAGATTTATAAAGACGTTCACGGCACAGAAAAGCTTGAAAAGGCTAAAGAAACCATGCTTGCCCTGCTTGAAGAAAAGGGTATTAAGATTTCTGATGTAGAGCTTGTTATCTTGCTTGAAAGTGCTGTTAAGGATATAAATTATAAATCACTTACAGATTTTATTAATGAGGTTAAGAATGGCGGTGAGTAATTATGAACGCAGTTAAGGAAATTGCTACCTACTGTGGAAGTATTACAACCATTTTAGCATTGATAACAATTATTGTTAAACCAATAAGAAATAGATTTGTAGGGTGGATCTCAAAAACAAGTGACAAAGATAATCTAAATAAAAAAATAGATAAACTAACAGCATTAGTGGAAAGACAGGTAGAACAGAATCAAAGCATGGAAAATGAGTTACAAAAACAAAGTTTGGCTTTGCAGGCCACACTGAGAAATTCTATTTTAGCGATTTATAATTCAAGAATGAAAGAAAATAGTATTTCACTGTACGAAAAAGAAAATCTCGCAAGACTATACGAAAGCTATTCGTCTATTGGTGGCAATAGTTTTGTGCATAACTGTGTAGACGAATTGAACAAACTGCCCGTAAAAGAAGATTAATTGGAAAGGAAGTATACATATGGCAACAACAATAAAAGGTATAGATGTTTCTCATTGGCAGGGTACTAATGTAGATTTTAACAAAGTAAAAAAGGCAGGATATGACTTTGTTATGATAAACGCAGGCTACGGCAAATATATCGGTCAGAAAGACGAATGTTTTGAAACCAATTACAAAAAGGCAAAATCAGCAGGACTTAAAGTTGGTGCTTATTGGTATTCATATGCTCTAACATCAGCAGATGCCGAATTAGAAGCCAAGGTGTTTCTTGAGGCGATCAAGGGTAAAACTTTTGAAATGCCTATTGCTTTTGATATAGAAGATAGTACACAGTGCGATTTATCGGCTTCTACTATAGGTAGTATAATTAATGCTTTTTGCGGTTATTGTGAAAAGAAAAATTATTATGTAATGCTTTATAGCTATGCTGCTTTTCTTAACAGTAAAGTTCCTAGTGATTGTAAAAACAAATATTGTGTATGGCTTGCTGAATTTGACAAGTCAAAGCCTTCATACGGTGGTAGCTATGGTATGTGGCAGTACACAAGTAAAGGCTCGGTTTCAGGTGTAAACGGAAACTGTGATTGCAATTATGCCTATAAAGATTTTACTGCAATTATAAAAGAAAAAGGTCTTAATGGTTTTAAAAAGCAAAAGACAAAGGAACTGCCAACACTTGAAAAGTCTGGTTATAAAAAGGGCAATAAGACCAATGGCGTACTTGCATTAAAAGAAATGCTCATTATAGCCAAGGCAAGAAAACTTCATAACGTCACACTTGACGAGAAGAGTATTTTTGGTGACGGTACTGAAAAGGCTGTTAATGCTCTGCTGAAGAAGTGGGGATATAAGCAGAATAGTATTGCAGGCGAGAAGTTTATTAAGAAGCTTGCGAGCACTATTAAGTAATATCATTATTAAAGGGCGAGGTAACACAGCTTCGCCCTTGTTATATTTTAGTTATATGAAAGGAAGATGATTTATGGCGTATTGTGCTACAAACGGAAACCTGTACGAAAATGGAAAAGCTTTTGAGCTGAAAGTTGGCATTGGTGCTGATTTTAAAGTACAGGCTTCGGGAACTGGTAGTTTTCAGGTTGTAGGAAAACTGACTCAGAATGGTGCAGAGGAAGTGCTTATGATGGTTGATCTGAGCGACTTCTCAACAGTTGATACGATTACAACAGAAAATGTTTATGCAGGAGATGTTAGTGGTTACTATAGTGTAACTGTTAAAAATGTCAAGGGTGTAAACAAAATTTGGGGAACTATAACATATTAAGGAGGTGGATTTATGGCTACAGATATTATTGCTAGAGGTATGGCGGCTAATGCTAAAAAGTCTGTCACCGAATTAGGCGATAAGGTTGAAAGCGAAAAGTGGATTGGCACAAAAGCCGAGTGGGAAGCCGTTGATAAATCCACTATAAAAGACGGCACAATTGTATATATCACTGATGATAAAACGGTGATTTTATACGATAAGGCGGAAATGGAAAAGATAGCCGCACAGGTCGCCACAGACCGCAAAGCTGCAGAAACAGCCGCACAGAAAGCTCTGGAAAATGCAGATTCTGTTAATCAGCTAAAGGAAGATTTAACTGATTTAAAAACTAACCAGCCTAATTTGTTTTGGAGGACTGGATCTAACTTGCTGGATGAAACACTCCTTGTGGATGGTTCAAGACTAGGGAGCAATGGTAATATTATGAACGATTTCCCAGCTGGATGTGCTACAGTAAATTATATTGATATTTCTTCTTTTACAGGAAAATATGTAAGTGCATATACTATTGTGAACGGAACAGCAATGAGGTGTTTCTACAGAATTTCATTTTATGAGTCTGAATCTAGTAGTGGGCATCTTAAAACATATTCGGCAGCTGGTGTTGCCGATATGTCACAATCGGTTGTAAAAATTCCCGAAGGTGCAAAATTCCTTAGAGTATCTTACAGTTATACATCATCTACAGGTGGTAAATTCATGCTGATAAGTGGCGAATCAGACATGAAACCTATCCCTTACGAAAAATATCATTTAAA